TCATAATTAGGTCGGTTTTCTTCATAAAAAGGCAATAGCCTCTGTAAGGCCATTAGAAGCTCACTGGTGCGTTTTAGGTCTTCCCCGCTGTATGTACCCACCCGAGTCATTTAAACTCACCAGTGGGCTTCCTAGGGCTTTCTAGGGGCCATCTAATGTCTGTCGTCCCATACAGAATCAAATTATCGTATTGTCTCTTGATTTCTTCCTTAAACTCCGGTCGTTCGAGTACCCAGTCCATGTAGTTAACTATACTCTGGGCTTTACCGTAGTCTTCTGTTTCGAGCGTTATATACTTACCTTCAATTAGCATTACTTATTTCCTTTATCTTCTTCAGTACAGCTTCCTTACCGTAAACAACACCGTATCCGTGTTCCCTCAGGAAGTCAAACTCTCCTGTCTGGGCTTTCTGTGGAAGGAAGCCTTGTAGTACCCTTTCTACCAATTCTTCGTCAGTTTCCTTTATCATCTAACGTCCTTTCCTTAACGAGTACTCTCATTGGTTAGCTAACTCCAGTTCTTCAAGGCTCATTGGCCAGTCTGACAAGGGTATCTCCATGACACGGACTGGGACTGCACCAGCACCCAAGACGTAATCCTTTAAGGCTTTTGACGTCTCGTAATAGTTCAGGAGAGTTTTGTAAGTAGGATGCATACTTGCTAATGACCTCGCTTCTAGATCCATCCTTTCCAATCTCATACGGGTTTCCCCACTTGCTTGGTCTTCCGATGTAGACGTCATATGGTTCCTTTCTACAATGTACTACCTTCATATTTCCTTAAACCTAGCAAGTCTTTCAAAGAGCTGAACAGTCATCTCAGCGCTCATTCCTGAATGTCCTTGTCCAGCAAACACAGTAATTAACTCTAGGACTCCTCGACCTAATTCACCGTCGTAGTCTGAGTCTCTATCAAATAATCCTGCTTTACTTAGTTGTTCATTCGCGTGGTTTATCAAGTTGCTCATATTTATCTTTACTTTCAATGTCTTATAATGGTATAATGTTGCTAAGGGTATATAAGACCACTAAGGCATCCTAGGCACCCCGTGGAATTACAATATCACAAAAGGAATACAAATACAATGGCAATTTACAAAGGTCGTGAAGTCACGATCACCAATCTCGTCAATCCTGCCCTTACCGTCTACGACACCGTACAGGTGACAGACCACCAAGGTCAGTCTTTCTCTCCTAAGGTCTCTGAACTTCAGTTCACAGAAGCTGAGAAGAAAGAACTCAAGAAATACCACACCGAACGTTTCGATCAAGTCAACGTCATTAAGGACGAAGACCTCAAGAAGCTCCGCGACAGCGGCGATACCAAAGTCATCGAGAAGCATCAGGCTGATGAAGCCAAGAAAGCCGTCGACCCTACTCCAGTTACTATCGTTCCAGCAAAGGCTAAGTAATGACCCAAGCCCTTCATATCGTTAAGATCATCTTCGCTGTAGGATTCATTGTCGCAGGTACAGTCGCTATGTGGCTCGCCCCTCAGATGGCCCTACCCCTTTTCGTAGGCGGTATCGCCTGGACGCAGATTCCTGAATAATGACAGCTAAATCAAATGGTTTTCAAGCTCCCGATGGAGCAACGTACGTAACCCTTACCGATGGTAATGGTAACGTCACTGGTAGTAATACTTCTGGTACTCCCATTGGTAATACTCCTCTACAGTCTTCTTCAGGTAACGTAGCCGCTGCCGTAGCCACAGCTACGCTAGCTGCTGCAGTTGGTAAGACTACTTACATCACTGGTGCAGTCGTAACGGGTGCAGGTGCTACTGCAGGTTCAGTAGTCAATGGTACTATTACAGGGTTACTCGGCGGTACTATGACCTTTACAGTTCCTGTAGCTACGGGTGTTACTATTGGTAATCAGCCTATTTATTTGGATTTCATTCCAGCTATTCCGGCTTCTACTACCAATACTGCTATCGTTGTTTCTGTGCCTTCCCTTGGTGCAGGTAATACTAACTCCGCAGTTTCAGCTTGGGGTTACCAAGTCTAATGGAATACCAAGACAACTTCCAAGACGCTATCGACAAACTCGATCAAAGGTCATTGCTTTTAGCGATGGCCTTGCTCGGTAAGCGGGCTATGGATATTCTTCAAGTACATAAAGAACTTGAGAAGAAAAAGTGATGGAAAAGATACCCGACGTGATACTGGTGGGCTTATCTGTAGGTGTGTTCGTCGGTGGGATTATCTGGAGTCTAGCTTGGTGGTTATCAGGACAGTTCAGTGAAATTCGCTCATTTGTATTTGAGCAGATGTCCCGAGTAGAAGACACAATTATTAATAAACTAGAATACCATGAAAAGCATGACGACTCTAGATTTGAGAACATAATCAAAGACCTCTGGGAAGTAAAGCTCAGATTAGTATCCAAAGACGCACGAATTAAGAAATTAGAAGACATATCCTAAATGAAGCGAGGACGACCCCTCAAATCTGTAGTAGAACAAGCCCGTCATGACCGTAGAGAACTAGCAGAGAATTCCTTAGCGGATTTCATTGAGCTGGTTCATCCCCATAGGTTACTTGGTAATATCCACAGAGAAGTAATCGCATGGCTTACGTCGAGTAATGGTAAGAAGCATAAGCTTCTATTACTTCCTCGGGACCATATGAAGTCAGCTATTGCAGCTTACTATGCTGTATGGCGGTTAACTAAAGACCCAACTATTAAAATCCTTTATATTTCAAGTACTGCCAACCTTGCTATCAAGCAGTTGAAGTTCATGAAAGACATCCTGACTTCCGATGTCTACCGCTTGTATTGGCCGGATATGGTTAACAAAGAGGAAGCCAAGCGTGAGAAATGGACTGAAAGGGAAATATCCGTAGATGACCCTAGACGAAAAGCTGAAAGCGTCCGCGAACCTAGTATTTTCACTGCTGGTCTTACTACCAATATTATTGGTCTCCATTGTGACTTATGTATTCTGGATGATATAGTCGTAGCTAAGAACGCTTATACCAAAGAAGGTAGAAGCAAGGTTTCTGAACAATACGGTTATCTGTCGTCTGTAGAAGGTGCAAATGCTGAGGAACTCGCAGCCGGTACTCGGTACCACCCTGAAGACCAATATGCAGAAATACTCAGCAAGCAAATTGAAATCTATGATCCTCAAACAGGCATGCTTAGTCATGAACCCTTGTTCGAGAGTTTCGAACGTCAGGTCGAAACAGCAGGAGATGGCTCCGGTCAGTTCCTCTGGCCGAGGCAGAGACGTTCAGATGGTAAGGAATTTGGTTTCGATGCCGAGATTCTCCGTACCAAGAAGGCCCAATACAGCAATCAAACACATTTCCGGGCGCAATATTACAACGACCCCCACGACGTAGATTCCGCTGCTATTCAGAGAGAACAATTCCAATACTATGACGAAAAGTACCTCCACAGACAAGACTACCAGTGGTTCTTCAGAGACAAACGTCTTAACGTCTTTGCCGCCGTGGACTTCGCTTATTCTACTGAAAAGGCCGCCGACTTTAGCTCAATTGTGGTCATAGGTGTAGACGGTGAAGGTAACTACTACATCTGTGAGATAGATCGTTTCAAAACTAAGAAGATATCCGAATACTTCGATCATATCCTCAAACTCTACGAGAAATGGGGTTTCAGAAAGATCAGATGCGAAGTCTCAGTAGCCCAGGCAGCTATCGTTCAAGACCTAAAAGATAACTACATCAAGAAACTCGGTCTGTCCCTTACAGTCGATGAATTTCGTCCTACTCGTTGGCAAGGTGCCAAAGAAGAACGTATCGCTGCTGTACTGGAACCGAAGTACGCCAACAGACAGATATGGCATTACCGGGGCGGGTACACCCAAGCCCTCGAAGAAGAATTGATTTACACTAATCCTGCCCATGATGACATCAAAGACGCTCTCGCCAGTGTCATTGATTTTTCTGCTGGCAAATCTCCATTAAATACCTACAGGACTCAGAAAGCTCTAACTAACAATGAACAGAACTTCCATTCACGATTCGGCGGCATGCTATGACCGGTAAGGTTCAAGAACTTATTGACGTCATAACCCCTGACTTGCTTGCCACTCGTATTACTGAGACTTGGATAAGGAATGATGGTTATCGCCAAAACTGGAAACAGGACGTAGAAGAAGTCCGACGTTACGTCTATGCTACGGATACACGGGGTACGACTAATAGTATCAACCCGTGGAAGAATACTACAACTATTCCTAAGTTGTGTCAGATCAGAGACAATCTCCTTGCTAATTACATGCAAGTTCTGTTCCCCAAGCGTAAGAGCATAATTTGGGAAGCAGATGAAGAAGACGCTAATTCTCGTCAGAAGCGTGAAGCCATCGTAAGCTATATGAGTTGGGTTATAGAGCAACCTAACTTCAAGCAGGAGATGGAAAAGCTCGTGATGGACTACATCGACTTCGGCAACTGCTTTGGCACAGTCGAATGGGTAGATCGTCGTGTTGCTCGTAAAGACGGTACACAAGTAGGTTATGTAGGACCTGCGGTCCGTCGGATCAATCCGATGGATATCGTTATGAACCCGACGGCAGAGAATTTTATTTCATCTCCGAAGATCGTTCGTAGTATCGTCAGTATGGGTGAACTTCGAGAAATGCTCGAACGTATGTCCAATGATGATTCTAGAGAAACAAACGAAGCTCTGTGGCACTACCTCAAAGACATTCGCTTCCAAGCCCGTTCATTCCAAGGTGATTGGTCTGAGCGTGATCACATGTACGCTATGGAAGGATTTACTTCTTTCCGTGACTATCTACTGAGCGGGACATGTGAAGTCCTTACTTTCTATGGCGACTGGTATGATCCTTATACGGACACCTTCGAAAAGAACAAAGTAATTACAGTTGTCGATCGCCATAAGCTGATTGCCAATAGAGAAAATCCTTCCTTCTTTGGTTATCCACCGATTTACCAAGGTGTTTGGCGTGCTCGTCAAGACAACCTCTGGGGTATGGGTCCTCTCGCTAATCTCGTCGGTATGCAGTATCGAATGGACCATGTTGAGAACATGAAGGCGGACATTTGGGATTTGACGACCTTCCCAGTCATCAAGATCAAGGGATTCGTCGAAGACTTCCGTTGGGGTCCCGGTGAGAAGATATTCTACTCTGAAGAGGGAGATGTCGATATCATACAGCCACAAGTCCAAATCATGCAAAGCAATTCTGAAACTGGAATGCTTCAAGCACTGATGGAAGAAATGGCTGGTGCACCTAAGGAAGCTATGGGTATTCGTTCCCCTGGTGAAAAAACCAAATACGAAGTCCAACGACTAGAGAATGCCTCTGGAAGACTATTCCAAAGCCGTATTACGTCCTTTGAAGAGTTCTTTGAGATGGTTCTCAACGCTATGCTAGAAATGGCTAGGCGTAACCTCGTTGGTGCTACGAGTATCCGCGTCTTCGATAATGAGACTAAGGCTACAACCTTCTCTACACTAACTGTTGAAGACATCACTGGTATTGGGCGTATCAAGCCTATTGCTGCGCGTCACTTCGCTGAAAGAGCCGAGATGATCCAAAATCTCACAGCTCTAGCTGGTAGTGGGCTGTGGCAGAAGGTTCAGATGCATATCGGTAGTGTTCCAATGGCTGAGCTTATTATAGATGCCTTCGATCTGAAAGACTACGGTATTAATACGCCGTTTATCGCTCTGGCTGAAGCCGCTGAAGCTCAACGTATCCAACAGAAGCTTGAAGAACAACTCCATCAGGAAACAGCTACTGCTTCTGGTATGGGGCAAGATTACGACATGAACCAACCTCCGGTTCAACCGGATCAATCACAACCACAGGTTAAGCCAGGCTTTGGGTTACAAAATAATCCACGCATGAATGCTACACCTACAGGAACACTAGGAACTATGTAATGGCCACAGGCAAAGCATTGGCTATGAAAGCCGATAAAGCAAGAGATAAGAAACGTAAGATCAAAGAAGGTTCTAAGAAGGACAAGAAGATCGATCGTAAGAAAGGTTTCAAAGACTAATGATCACAGCTTGGTACAAACACCTCGACGACCCCGAGCAGGTTGACCACTTCAAGCGTACTGTAATTAGTGCAGGAGCAGTCCTAGAGCGTCAGAACGAAATCCTCAATGAGATGGAATCTGATGTTAACCGACAAGAATTAAATCCCACAGTTTACGATAAACCTAATTGGGATTACAGACAAGCTGATAACAACGGCTATCGCCGTGCTATCAAGCATATCAGACACCTCATCACTTTACATGAAGAGGATTTTCAACCTAGACCAATGGAAAGAACTATTTAATGGACACGTTGTTTGACAATAACAACACACTACCAGATTTTGACGACAACAAAAACTGGCTTGAGGAACTCGTAGGAGAAGGAAAGAAATTTCGATCCCCTGAGGACCTCGCAAAAGGCAAAGCCGAAGCTGACCGCTATGTCAAGACTCTAGAACAACAGAAGGACGAAATCCGGAATATGTACTTGAGCCTTAAAGAGCAGGTAGACGGCAGGGCAAAACTGGAAGACCTTATTGACCGAATTGAAAAGGGTAAGACCAGTCAATCTCAAAACTCAACCACCATCGAGGATATAGAGAAACCCCCGACCTTTGATCCGACGCAACTGCGTAGCATGATCGCTGCAGAACTTCAGCAATCTGAAGTCCAAAAGCGTGAAGCTGCTAACTATGCTTCGGTTCAGAAAACACTTAAGGAGAAATTTGGCCCGCGCGTCAATGAAGTCCTTAAAGAAAAAATGGATACACTTATGATTGACGACGCTTATTTGGTCGGAACTGCTAAGCGATCCCCACAGGCTTTCTATAGCTTGATGGGTATCACTGAACAACCCGCACAGCAGGAAACTATGTTTCAGGCTCCTCCGCGTACTACTGTAAGACCTACTACCTTCGCTCAACAGAACGACGGTGCTAGGACTTTGTCTTACTACGAGAAAATGAGAGAGACTAATCCTAAGGCGTATCTGGACCCTAAAATTCAAGTCCAGATGGATAAGGATTCCCAAGCTTTGGGAGCAGCCTTCTTCGATGTGGATTAATTTAATTCTCTAAAGGAGATATTTCATGGCCGGTATTATGGATACCACCAATCAATATTTCATTAGGCAGAACCTCTATAGCAAACAGCTTAAGAGCCTCCTGCTTGATGAACTGATTGCTATGAGATTTGTCCGCATTCTCACAGACTTCCCCGACGGTTATACTTTCAATATTCCGTCTCTCGGTGAAGCAGAAACGCATGACTTCAATGAAGGTCAGGCGATTACTTATAACTCTCTCGATCAAGGTAACTTTACCTTCTCGTTTGACCAGTATAAGTATTCTGCTATCTCGATCAGCGAGAAGTTCAAGCGTGACTCGTTCTGGTCGCCTGAAGTAATTGCATCGTTCGTGCCTAAACAGCACCGGGCTCTTATGGAAGACGTCGAAGCTCGTATCTTCGCGGTGGCAAATGCAGGTCAAACTGTTAGCTCTCTAAATACTATCAACGGTGCGTCGCATCGTTGGGTTGCCGGTGGCGGCACCCCTACTCTCGCATTTGCAGATTTCGCAAAGGCTCTTTATGCACTTCAACGTGCTAACGTTCCTCTGAACAATCTCTGTGCGGTTGTTGATCCCTCGGTCGCTTACACGATCGCTACACTCACAAACGTGACATCTTTGCTCTCGCCGGTTCCTAAGTGGAATTCGATCGTCAGCGATGGTCTCATGTCTGGCTTCCGTTTCATGTTCAACATCTACGGCTTCGATGTCTACGTGTCGAACTACCTGCCTTCTTGCGGAGCAACAGGTAACGGTTCCGAAACCATTAACTCTGTATCGGTGACTAATGGTGTGTGTAACTACTTCTTCAGCGCAACCCCTGGCGATACGTTGCCTTGGATTGGCGCATTCCGTCAGCAGCCTACTGTCTACATGGACTTTAATAAAGACCTGCAGCAGACTGAGTATGCTACGTTCTGCGAATACGGCTTCAAGCTGTATCGTCCTGAAAACCTAGTTACCGTGCTTACTTCTACCGCCGCAGTTCCGGCATAAGGAGGATAATATGGTACAAGGTTCTTGGATGAACAATGATGGTCTTTACCTGAAGTACGGCGTGTCGAAAGTCGTGCCCGCTACTGCAGGTGAATATCTGACTTACGGTGAATTCCGTACGGCAGAATTCTATATCGACCTTACTACACTGCCAGCCTTCGGCACTGCGGCTATCCCCGTTGGTGCTGACGTCGCTTTCATTCCTGCAGGTGCTTTCATCGAGCAGGTTGAAGTCGAATGCGAACTCGCCGGTGTGGGTGCTACGGCTACCCTCAACGTCGGTTTGGTTGGTTTCGATCGTACTACCGTGGCGTCGGCGACTGGTTTCGTCAATGCTATGACTGTGGCTTCACTTACTCAGGGTTCTAAGCAAATCTTGACGGGTGGTTCTACTTTCGCTGGTGGTTACATCGGCACTGCTGCTGGTACCCCCAGCAACGGTTACCTGTGGGTTACGGCTAACACCGCTAACTTCACGCAAGGTAAAATCAAAGTGCGCATTAAATGGCGTCTTAACTCTACTATTACTCAGTAATGGTAATGGGACCCTAGGGGCTTCGGCTCCTAGGGACACCCCATTTATAAAGGAAACACATGTCTAAAATAACGTTAACTGACATCGTTAATCTGCAGAACGAAACGACTGCTGTTAACGCTATGAATACTAACAGTGCTATAATTGAACTGGCACTAGACAATACCGTATCTCGGGACGGAACATCCCCGAATGTAATGAATTCTGATTTTGATATGAACTCGCATCGTATCTTAAATCTTCCAGCGCCAATCTATCCTAACGATGTAGTCCGCCTTCAGGACACTTCGACTGCGATCGGTAATATCCTGACTGCACACAGCGTCAGCAATGACAAGCTAGCACAGGCCCCTGCCTTTACGCTGAAGGGCAACAACACTTCTGCTACAGCAGATGTCACAGACGTCCACGTCAATCAAATTCAAGCTATGACTAATCAAGGCTTGATCCTAGCTGGTGTCCTACTCGGTGCTAATATGAATAGTACTGCAGACCAGGCTATTACGATTACAATGCCTGACCACTACCTCATCTTCAGAGTATTGGTCACTAATCCTAGTATTTCTTTGACGACTGCTGTCGGTGGTATATACACAGGCGCAGGTAAAACCGGGGTTCAGTTAATTCCTAACTCCCAAGTCTACTCAGCGCTGACTACCAATGCCTTAAACACAACTGGTGATTGTCTTTCTTTAGGGGCTACTTCTCCTAGATTAAATCTCAGTACCGTTTACTTTTCACTGACTACCCCACAAGGTGCAGCAGCTACAGCAGATATTTTTATCTATGCTATACCGATGTACTCTGCTTTCTTAACCCAAAGCAACCCGAGTACACTCCCGACTAGACTTAGGCTTAATGCTCCCACTAACTTCTATGTAGCTACTACAGGAAGTGATACTACGGGTACAGGATCTCTGTCAGCTCCATGGGCCTCTATGGGTCATGCCTATACTGAACTACAGAGTAAGTACGATCTAAGTGGTCAGTCGGTTACAGTAAACGTAGCTGATGGTACTTATGACGGTCTGTCTCCTATTGGTCCTATTGTAGGTCAGACTGCGCCTACAGGATTGTTATTTAAAGGTAATGTAACCAGTCCACAGAATGTCATCATAGCCCCGACTACTAACTACTGTTTCGGTGCTGCCTTCGATGCCAAGTATTCAATAGCTGGCTTCAAGTGTGACATGACCAACGGTACTCAAGATATGATATCGACAGGTCAAGGTGGTGAAATCTGGATAGTCAATCCTAACCCAGGTTCTCCTGTAAACGTACTTATCTTTGGTACTTCTGCGGGTATTAGTTTCAACGACATGTCTGCCGCTTTCGACGGACGTATCTTCATCGATAGCTGGGTTAAGTATACAATCGATAGTACAGGAGATGCAATCTCTACCACAGGTACTTGGACCTCAGGTGCAGGTACTGTTACCGTCCCAGATGCCTCTGCCATTAAACCCGGCATGGTTATTAGGGGAACAGGTCTTTACGCCAACTCTTACGTAGTCAGCAAAGTAGGTAATGTCCTAACCTTGAATGGAGCCGGTTCGTTTGCCTCTAAGGTGGCTGAACCAATCACTCTTACGATGTCTCGTCAATGTCACGCTGACGTTGGTGTTCGTGGTCAGATCATTCATAATACAAATGGTACCCCAGGTTACAACGCTATTACTCTCTTAGGTAATCCTCATTACCTCGTTGGTTTCTTGCTGGCAAATGGTTCAGGTGCTCAAGCGAGCTTCCAGTCTATCGCCTTCACGGGTACTTCTACAGGTATTAAGTTTGAAGCCAAGACATTGGGTTCGATAGACACTCTAGCTACTCTCAATAACCCAGCGACTTATCTTCCCGGAGATTCCTTCACCAAGACAGCAACCTTCGCTGCGGATACTGCTGATATCACAATTAGTAGTAATAATAATACTCCTTACTCAAGTACAGAAGTCTTTGCTGGTAATCTGGTTGTTGCTTCTCAATTTAGAGACCCTAGTGATCCTACATTCGGAACAGCCACTTCTGAAATGACGCTTGTTGATATGGTTAAGGGGGCCTATGGTTTAGGTACTAATAGTGATCTTCGCCTTACCCGTAAGTCAATTGCTGCTGGAACGGGCGCAAGCCTAACCTTCGTTGGCCTAGTCGGTACAGGGGGACAATACAACTAATGTCTAAGGTAACAATAAATCCAGTTGGCAGTTTGATTGATACAACGACTGCTGCCAACACAATAAATGGTAACTTCACGGCAATTCAAACTGCCGTGGAGAAAACCTTGTCTAGGGACGGAACGACACCTAATACGATGTCCTCTGAACTAGACATGAACTCCCACCAAGTCTTAAATCTCCCAGCTCCAGCTACAGCTAACTCTCCCCTTCGTTTGCAAGACCTGTCTGATTTTGTAGGTGGTAGTACGGTAACAAATATTCCTATAGGTGGTACTACAGAGCAAGTACTAAGCAAGGCAAGTAATACCAATTACGATACTCACTGGCATACACCTTTGTCTTCGGTTGGTTTGTCTCTACCCAGTGACTTAACGGTTACTAACTCACCTGTGACTTCTTCAGGTACTCTTACGGGTGCCTGGGCTGTAACTCCTACTGGTACAGGAGCTATGGTTCGCAAGACTTCTCCTGCTTTGATAACTCCTGATCTAGGAACACCTTCAGCAGTTGTCCTTACAAATGCTACAGGTTTGCCTTTAGCAACAGGTGTATCCGGTACTTTGGCTGCTGCGAACTTCCCAGCCCTAACAAGTGACGTTACTACTTCAGCCGGTAACCTGACTGCTACTATCGCCAATAACGCGGTAACTAACGCCAAGGCTGCTCAGATGGCTACTAAGACCATTAAGGGTAATGACACTGGTGGTACAGCTAACGCTACTGATCTTACAGTAGCTAGGGTTATTTCAATGTTGAATAATCCTATTGTTAATTATTCCTTCCAAGTCGATCTAAATACTGTTGCGGATACTACGGTTACATTCACGCTGCCAAATGGCCATACACGTTATCGTCTTGGAGCTATTGTCCTCGTTAATACCAGTAACACAGCTTCGTTAACTACTGCACAGATCGGTGTCTTCACTGGTGCAGGAGGTACAGGAACAGCTATTGTTACCGGTGGTACTTCACTAGCTGCCGTTACCACAAACGCAGCTACCACAAACGCAGCGACTATACAATTCACTCAAGCAGTAGGTGCGACAGCTTACTTTACAACCAATCCTATTTTCTTCAGGGTTACAACAGGACAAGGTGCTGCGGCTAACCAAGCAACAGTTACAGTTACCCTCCAATTCGTACCGGTGTCTTAATATGAAGCAAAACTATAAAGACTGTCTTTCAAGACTCCTTAAAGACGAAGGAGGCTTTACCAATGACCCAAGAGATCCTGGTGGGGCTACTAATTTTGGTATTACCCTTACTGATTATCGCAAGTATATTGATAGTGAAGGGACTGCTGATTCTGTTCGACAAATGAAAGTTGAAGATGCTAAAGAAATTTATAAATCAAAGTACTGGGACGCTCTTGGCTGTGATTCTCTCCCTTCTGGCGTCGATTATACTTGTTTTGATTACGGTGTTAACTCGGGTCTAGGGCGGCCTAGGAAGGCTCTACAGCGGTTTAAAGATAAGACTGGTGTAGACCTCATCAACGCTATCAATGACGAACGTATGGACTTCCTAAGGTCTTTGAAGACCTTTCCTACTTTTGGAAAAGGTTGGACAGCTAGGGTTGCCAGAGTTCGCGCTCACAGTCTTGAACTAGATAAGCCTTCTAGTATGGCTTCCGGTGGAGCTGCGGCTGGTGCTGTAGTTGCAGGCGGAGCTGCGTTGGCTTCCACACCTCATCACTACTGGCCTTGGATCGTAGTCGGCACTATTGTCGCTGCCCTCGTTGGTTTCCTAGTTGTTGAATACTATCAATATAAGAAAGTAAACTAATGCCTAACCTAAAACAGTTAAAGTCACTACCCCCTTCAGAGGTAGTAAAGCTCCCAATTCCGGAGCGATTACAGTTACCCCCAGTAAGTAAATGGGACGCCATTAAGGCGTTCTTTATCTATTCCGAAACTGTAGTCATTGCCCGTACCGAGGCTCTAGTCGGTATGGTTGTCATGGCCTGCGGAGCTATGGACTGGTCTCCCTTACTCGGTGTAACCAACTTCGATAAGAACCAAGTTCTTTACCTCGGTGGTATTTCCTTCGTCAAGGGTATTTTCACTGAGTTGGCGCGTAGACGTAACATGAGGGAAACCAAAGGTTAATGTTAGCCTTCCTTCCAATCATCGGACCGATCATCCAAGGTATCGTATCTATCTTTACTAAGGTAGAGGATACTAAGGTTGAAGTCCTAAAGACTAACAGGGCATCTGATGTTCAGGAAGCTCAAGTCGCTGCCCAGATAATCCAGACTACTCAGGATGACATCGGCCTTCGCTTTATGCGAGATCTTATGGTCTTCCCAATTGTTATTTGGGTTGCTCTTGTAAGCTGGGATACTATCCTAGCTGAGAGTTACTTCCATGACTATATGTGGCATACAGCAGGCTTCGATAAGACTTCTGCACCCTACCTTCCTTACGCAGTAGTCGCTTTCTTACTAGGGAATATTGGTATCAATATGTGGAACCGCAAATGAAAATGACACTCCTAGAAATGGACCAAGCTATCTTGAGTTCATTGAGTTCTGACGAAGTCAATAGTATTTCAGATACTACTGAGTCCATGCAAGTTGCTGAAATCATAAAGCAAGCCTTTATGAATATATCATCGCGAGCTGGTGTGTTAGAACAAAGTCAGTTGTTCCAACTTGAACCCAGTCTTGATAGTACCAAGCCTGTAATAATGTACAAGCCTGATCATATCAATAAAATCGAATGGATCAAGTACTACGATACCCATATTGCCGCTGATACTAATGATGACTTCCAACATGACTTGAACGTTGACATTATCAGCCAAGGTGGGTCTTCTTCAGTTGCACCTAGTTGGAAGTATGTAACTATTCTACCAATTGATCAGTTCCTAGATTATATCAATAACTATAATCTAAATGATACTACTGTACAAGAATACGTCTTTGAAACTACAGGTGGTATATTTAACCTACGATATAAGACTAATGTAAATCCCCGTTTCTGTACTATCCTTCAGAACTATTACATTCTCTTCGATAGTTATGACAACACCGTAGATAGTACATTACAGTCTAGTAAGACACAGTGCTTTGGGCAAGGTACTGTTGAGTGGGAAATGGAAGATGACTTCGTACCTAACTTGGACGAAAATCAATTTCCGTTGTTACTCAATGAAGCCAAGTCTTTAGCTTTCCTTGAACTCAAACAAATGAGTCATCCTAAGGCTGAGCAAGAAGCAAAACGACAATGGGGGACTATACAAAGAACTAAATCGTTGGCTGATGCGCCGACGAGTTTTCAACAACTCCCTGATTTTGGAAGGCGTAAACTACGATGGCGATGAACGCTATGAATACTGCTAGCTCTGACCGAGTTATCAAACTAGAAGTTATAGATACTAAACTCCCTAAGACTAGCACTGGTATGGTAGACACTAATCTATTTACTGGTGAAAACAACCTACATGCCCGCATTGATCCACAGACTATGATGTGGACCGTTCACTATGAAAAGGGAGCCGTTCCTGGTGCTCTTAAGGAGCAACGTTGGACTAGTTTCTCAAGACTTTTCAAAGACCTAGAGACTTACTTCAGAGAACGTAATATCAAGATTACTGAAATCGTGCAGAGCAGAACTACTAACTAATGCCGCAACAGACAACTTTCTCTGTAGAGAACAACTTTACTAGAGGTTTAATAACTGAATCTACTGGACTTAACTTTCCGGAGAATGCTTGTACGGATACGGATAATTGTGTCTTTTCTGTTCTTGGTAATGTTCGCTCTAGAGATAGTCTTAACTTCGAACAAAACCACGTTAGTCTAGGAATTAATAGTGATCTAGCAATCTCTACTTACCTATGGCGCAGTGTTAATGGTAATGGTGATCTTAACTTTTGGGTTGTCCAAGTAGGTGGAGCCTTAGACTTCTATGTAGTTAATTCAGATGGTTCCGCTCTTTCTACTAATGTCTTCCATAACGCTGTTGCTCTTACAGGTCAATTTACAGACGGTACTTTAGGACCCCTGACTGAATGTCAGTTCTCTTCCGGTATGGGTTACCTCTTTGTAGTTCAGCCTTATATGAACCCAATCTCAATTAAGTACACCGCGCCCGCTACTTTTACAGCTACTCAAATAGATGTCAAGGTTAGGGATCTAGATGGACTTGATGACGGACTTTCTTTAACTGCTAGACCTCCTTCAGGTTCTGGTGGGTATCACCAGTATAACCTTCTCAATCAAGGTTGGACAGACAGTCTTCACGGGGACTATACAGCTTCCACGACTATCGACATTTTTCAAAATGCTACTACTTTGATGCCGAGTAATGCCGATGTTTGGTATACCTTTAAGAGTAGTAATATTACTTCAGCAACTTCGACAGGTTCGAATGAAACGTTTAGACCTTTTGTACCTGCTGCAGGTCGAGATACGGGTATATTAGGAACCCAAACAGGTACTGCTGCAACTGACATTGTATTTCCACCGCCTGTAAATACCCCAGCTCCTAAAGGACACTTTCTACTTCCCGCCTTCAATGGAAGTAGAGACTTAGTTTATTACGGAAACCTGTTAACTCCTTCATTTCCAGATCTATCCTCTGGTAAGGCTAGACCTGGTACAACTGCCTTCTACGCAGGGCGTGTTTGGTACGCAGGCGTATCTGCGGCTGGCTTTAATTCTAGTTTGTATTTTACACAGGTACTAGAAACAATATCTAACGCAAGTGTTCAGTTTGGTAATTGTTATCAAAAGAATGACCCTACGGCAGAGGACTTGTTTGATCTACTTCCTACAGACGGGGGTATTGTAAAGATACTTGATTGTGGAACAATATATAAACTCTTTACTTTGAAGGGTAGACTTTTAGTCTTCGCAAGTAATGGTGTGTGGTCTATCTCTGGGTCAGCCCAAGGTGGTTTCGCAGCTAATGATTACGTAGTCGAGAAGATAAGTGCTATAGAAACTCTTTCAGGAACTTCCTTTGTAGATGTTCTTGGTATTCCTATTTGGTGGGCTCAAGAGGGTATTTATACCCTACAGCTAAACCCCCAGACCAACAACATCATCTTTGAACCCCTGACGGTAGGAACTATCCAGAGTTATTACGATACAATTCCTCTTAACAGTAGAAAATACGCACGTGGGTATTATCATCCATCTGAGTACAATGTTCAATGGTTATTCAGAACCACGACGCCTACTACTACAATGGAACAGTATACCTTTGATGGAATCCTAAATTATAACGTTGCTATCAAAGCCTTTTACCCATGGTCTGTGGATATTACTAAAATAGGACTACACGGAATTGTTGTGATCGATAGAGCAAAGCAAACTGATCAAGCTTCTAATCCAGTAGATCATGCTTTCAAATATTTATGCTCACACAATAATGTTAACGGTACTTTGACTTCAACTATGGCAGATAATTTAGACGTAGATCACCCAACAGTAGACTGGTTTAGTTATGATTCGATAGGTTCAGACTACGAAGCTACCTTTACTACAGGCTTTAAGGTCCATGGAAAAGGTGTATTGAAAACACAAATACCTTATCTTTATACATACTCCAAGAACGATGAACCTACTGCTTTCTATCTTCAAAGCTTGTGGGATTACGCTTCAACTGGTAATTCTGGTAAGTGGAGTGCCCAACAACAAGTAAACAATTTCAACCCAAATTTTAGTGTTATTATTAGACGTCATCGTCTTAGAGGAAGGGGAATGGTTCTCCAAATTAAAGTTACTTCAGTGGAAGGACAACCCTTTGATATTATCGGTTGGTCTCTCTTCGAAACTATAAACCAAGGAGTATGAGATGGACCCGTTTACAGCCTTAACTATGGCTTCTCAAGTTGTAGGTTTAGGCATGTCTCTCTTTGGTGGAGCTTCTGCTGCTGATGATGCTAAACAAGCTTCGCAAATACAAAGTCAAATAGCAGGAGTTCAAAGTGCTATTATGGGGGATGAGGGCAGACTGGAAGACCAACGTCGTAAAGCGATGGAGCTACAGGCCCATCGTCAAAGTGTAGAAATACTACGAGCTAATCAACGTGCTAGGTCTTCAGCTATAAACAATGCTACGAACCAGGGAGCAAACCTTGGTACGGGTCTTCAAGGTGGTCTATCTCAGATTGAAGGTCAAGGTCTGTTTAATCTCGCTGGTGTTCAACAGAATTTACAGATAGGCGAAGCGATGTTTGACATCAATAAAGATATTACAGCCAAGAAGCAACAGATCGCTCAATACCAAGGACAGCTAGCACAAGTGCAAGGAAAGTCTGCGACAGACCAAGGAATTGCAAGTCTAGGTGGAGCATTCATGAAAGCTGGTCCTACTATTGGTAGTATCGGTGGTTCTTTCTTTAATAACATAGGTAGTTCTGGGAGTTATGGTACCCCGGCTGGTATGGGAGGTATCGGACATGCATAATAAAATTAAAAACACAGGTGTTCTTTATTAATGGACGAGACCCTAAACCTACCCCTAATTACCCTAAATCCTTCCGAACAAACCCTTGATACTCAGCCCGTTCCTGAACAGATAAGTTTAGTACCTGAGGGTGATCCTTCTGCGAATGTACCTCCGTCTCCTGCCTTAGCGCAAGAGCGTACCTTTAAGGTCAACTATGGCGCTAACAATGTCATGAAGAGGAGTGCAGAACAAATCTATCAAGATATTGCTACTGGACATGAAGACACTGTACGTCAGGAAGCTGCAGGCAAGCTCGATCAACAAGCTAACGCAATTAAACAAGGTGAACTCATAAAGTATGCTGCTAGAAAGCAAGGTCCTCTAACGACGGCTGAAGTCGACTACATCACTCGTCCATTCGAAAGAACTGATCCTGATTTAGTTATTGAAAGTAGTTACGCCAAGAAATATGTTGGTAGCCTTCAAGATGCTGCAGCAATAGCTACTTCGAGTTGGTATAACCAAGCTATGCTTGATGTACCCGAACACGTCGAAGCTGCTAAGGCTAAGGCTGAAGATATCACTACACGTATGGAGTTCTTTAGAACCCAATTACAGAATGCCCAAGAGGCTTACCAACAGCAGGGTTACTTTAGTTGGGGCGTAGACTTGCTTAAGGGTATGACCCAAATCTACCCTGAACTTAAGATGCGTCCTAGTCCAGGACAAGGCTTCTTCAGTAATGGTTTACTACTTGGTAGTAACTTACAAGCCCAAGCTGATCATCTTTATGAAATACCTTTGGCCCAAGCTAAGGAAGAGTTTCTTCTTACTTTCAATAAACTAAAGAAAGACAATCCTAGTCTTGCTGTGCAGTACGCTGAGTACGCAGTTGGCAAGGCTAATGATGATCGCCTTCTTGATAACGCTTTTACCCTCCTAGCTCCCTTTGACATCGCTGCTGCGGCTAAAGGTAGTCTTAACGTCATCCGTTATGGTAATTTATTCAACCAAACTAACAAGGCATTCAAAGAAGCTGTAAAGGGTGCGGAAGCTATGGGTACTCCTACAGTCAGCAAGATTGCTGAAGTAGGCGGAGACCTAAAGACTGCTGCAGAAACTAAAGTCATAGAGACAGCTACCGCTGGTAGGACAGTAAGTCCAATGGACACACTGACTACCAATCTCCGTATGGACAGTGAAAAGATCTTCGAAAATTATGAAGGTCTGTCCAGAGAACAAGCGACCCGTCTATATGATCAAGACGTAGCGGCTAGAGTTAAACTAGAGAATACTCTAGATACCTCTGCCCGCGTCCGTCGTGCTGTAACTCCTCTACAAGACCCTGAGTACGTCGCTAAGCTTAATGAAGCAGCCAGAGAAACATATCGCGGTGTAGATAACCAAATACTTGATATTAGTAATCCTGAGTACGATGAATTACGTCTAGCATTCCGTCATAGGGTTTCCTTTGGTAATGCCGACGGTAATCTGTTTAGTGAAATAGATGTAGCTAAGAACAACGCTGAACTCAATGGTTTCAAGAATGTCCACGTTGAAGAAGCTATTGGTTCTGTAGAAAAAGAACCTGCCCGGTTGATGGGTAACAAGACAGACCTCCGCCGTAAGGCACAACTAGAAGATAGTATTCCTGCTGCACAGCGTGCTCTTAAAGATACTGAAGCTAAGATTAGGGTTGCTTCTAAGGAGACTAAGGGGGCTAAGACTATATGGAGGAACAAGGATGGTGACTTCCCTATAGAGATTGTCAAAGAAGAACCTCAAGTTGGTCCTGATGGTCGTAAATACCAAAAGGTTAAGTACGAAGGTAAAGAAAGCTATGTTCCTAGTGATGAGATCGTAGATGGAAAAGCTAAGTTAACTTCTCTTAAGGCAGATAGGGATTTCTTCAAAGCTACTATCAAGAAGTATCAAGGTGATCTAAAAGATATAACTAGTCGTTTGACTCCTATTGATCCTGTTGTCGAACAACATGGTATTGGTTATAAGTTTGTGATCAATCACTATGTCGATGAAACTAGCGACCTCTTCAGAGATATGCTCATTGGTACTAAAGATCGTCCTGATCCCAATGCGTTGTCTACTAGTTCAGCTAAAGGCATAACCGCTTGGAGACAGGCGGCCATTGGGTGGATCACTGGTGCTGATAATACGTTGGCCAAATATGAGACGATGCAGCGTAAGACTGCTACCTACGGTATCAATCGTTTCCGTGAATGGGCTGACGAACAAGGTAAGTATATCAAACAAGTCTCTACAGGCATTATCCGTAATGATCCAGTAACTGGGGCTAAGCTCGCTTGGGCTAGACCTAAGGCTTGGCTTGGCCAGATCAGCAATAAAGAAATCTCTGAGCAATTCAATAGAGTCTTAAACTACGCCAAGACGGAAGCAAAAGACCCTATCACAGGTGAGCCCGGGTGGTTCGAACAAACCCCCGGCGCATTGAACGACCTGTACATTCGTTTCTTCAATCGTCCAGCTTCAATGGCTGAGCATGAAGCTTATCGTGCGTATGTCCGGACCTACGAAGCTGAACGTATCTTTGCAGAGATGGCTGAGTACCGCAATCGAGCTAGGTTAGGTGCAGCTCAACATCAAATCAATGTAATGAACGGTAGAGAAAAACTCTCTAGTACGTGGTTCGATGGTATGCAGGAGAAATCCTTTCCCGGTGGTAAGGATCAAATCCTTGTCATGGGAGACAGGCTAGGTGATGAGAAAATCTACAACCTAAACTCTATGGACAAGCCTACTAGAGATAATCTAAAGAAGCTTACCCAGAATGGTGGTGGTAAGGTAATCCGGATTTATAATCCTGATGCCCATCCGTTGAGTGAGTTCAGTAACGTAGCCGGTAATGAACGTATTAGGTATGTCTTTACTAAAGATGCTTCTACGAAGGAACTAGAATTCAATCACGTCAATCGTAGAGGTGGTGGTCACTTTGAACATGACGTCGATAACTACGTCAAGGTAGCTAGAGTCGTACCCCAGCAGGGCGGTGCTGCGGGTTCGGATAAACGTCGTACCTTCCAACATGACTACGTCGGAGACGTCACAGTAATGGGCGTCCAGAACAGAGTCATGGGCAGAGCTATGACTGAAAAGATGGAAGCTGTCCGTAAGCTAATCCACGACGATAAATGGGTAGATGCTGAGGCATTGGCTAGACGTACCCTTCCTATGGAGTGGGACGAATTCAGCAAATGGTATAAGCCTAGTCGTGGCCCTGGGGGTAAGATAATACCTCCTGCGTTGGATACTGATCAAGAATTTAGGCTAGTTCCTAAGAATAGATTGATCGCTGACCTAGATAAAACACTCGAAGATAAATACCCAGGGACATGGAATAACGCTGTCAAGTCTGGTAGCGACGCAGCTCAGTTTAGAGTTGGTTGGAACCAAGAACGAGACAGTGGCCGGTTGATGAATATAACTGATACAGGTACTAAGGGAAATGCCCTTTACCACTATCAGCCTGCTGACTTCGTTGATCCTATTCCTACCCTCAATAGAAGTCTTAACAGGGCTATCAATTCAGTCTTCATGGACGACTATAAACTTCACGCAGTAGAAGCATGGATGCGTGAGAACGCAGCCCACCTCAAAGCTAGTGAGAGTGATCTTCGTAGTTCTCCTATGTGGCACTTCGAGAATGCTCCGTTTGATTTCAAACCCGGCGTAGACAAAGCCACTCAATGGATTGTTCGCAGCAACCGAATGAAGGTTAAACAGTTCATTGGCATCCCAGATAAGTTTGATACCTGGATCGATGGATTGACTCAAGAGTTATCTGACCGGGCTTACACTAAGTACGGTCCAGAAGGCTCTAGGAGTGTCGTAGATAACGTCAAGATAATCCCTCTTCGTATGCTTTCTAAGGTCACTGACCCTGTCGACTATCTACGTAGTATGGCCTTTAACTTCAAACTTGGGCTATTCAGTATTCCCCAGTTCCTTGTACAGGCACAGAGCCACGCACTGATCTGGGCTATTGAACCTCGTCACGGTACTGTTGGTACTTACGCTACACTCCTTCATACTTGGGCTAGGTTTACTGAGAACCCAGAGATACTCAAGCATCTCGACGAGTACGCCACTAAGCTTAATATGTTTGGTAGTAAGTGGAAGCCCGGTGAGTTCCTAGAAGCTAGAAAGAACTTCAATGAGTCTGGCTTCGAGAAAGTCGGACATGAACATGCTTATGATGACGTCTCTAAACCAGAATTCGTCAAGGGTGAATTTGGTAGCTTCTTAAAAGCAGGCCGAGTGTTCTTCGACGAAGGTGAACGAGCGAGCCGTACTACTGCGTACTATACATCATTCAGGAAGTTCATGGATGAGAACCCCGGCAAGATACTTAACGATATAGATAAAGCAGAAATCCTTAACTACGCCGACCTTCTTAATAACAACATGTCTCGTGCTTCAGCCTCCGTATTACACGGTGGTGTCTTTAGCATGACCAGTCAGTTCCTTAGTTACCAACTCCGTATGGGAGAACTCTTCTGGGGTAAACGCCTCGGTGAGACCATAGGCGAACGTACTGCTGCACGACTTAGAATACTCGGTATGTACTCTGCACTCTACGGTGCAGGTCCGGGATTGTCTGCTTCGGGTATACCGATGGTAGACGCTATACGACGAGAAGCTATCGATCGTGGGTATGTCATCAATGACAACTACCTGACAACTATGGCTATGGAAGGTATCCCATCTTGGATTATGACCATGGCGACCGGTCAGACGTATAACGTCGGTAACCGACTAGGACCGTCAGGCTTTACTCAAGTACGTGATATCTTCCGCCAAGACAGCACTATGCTTTCAATCCTTGGTGGTGCATCGTTAGGTATCTTTGCTAACACGGTTGCAAGTGGTGATCCTTTCCTAAGACATATCCTCGGTATTATTCGTTCAGATGATAAATCTATTTACCCTCTAACCGGTAGTGACTTCTCTGATCTCTTCAAGGAGATATCTTCCTACAACCAAGCTTGGAAAGTCTACGCCGCTCTGAACTACGGTATATGGTTTAACAAACAAGAAGCCACCGTCACTAAAGACATCTCAGCTCCATCAGCGATATTCATGGGTATGACTGGGTTGTCCCCCCAAAAGCAAGACGACGCCTTCCAGAAGGGTCAGATAAGTAAGGGTGAAGACAACTACCAGAAGTACCTAATGAAGGTATACGCTGAAGATGGTCGTCGATGGGCCTTGGCTGTCAAAGACAAAGACTATGATCTAGCTACAAAGATGGGCACAAGAATGAAAGCAATCCTAGAAATAGGAGGCTTTCCAATTTCCCGTCGGGCAGAAGCCACGGCAGCAATGAATAAATCAATGGAAGACATCATCGGTCGTGGTGACTACTCGTTCGGTCTCAATAACGTCCCGACACGTAAGTGGTTCCAATCGGATGTCCCGCAAACCAGACTTGAACAATACAGAAAAGAACTCAGGAATAACCAATAATGGCTATCTTTAACCCACAAGTCCCTTCTCAAGACCCTAACTTCGTTAGAGATTCCCACGGTACTCCAGGTAGTTTTGGTGTCCCAGCGGCTGATGAAAGTACTGGTATAGCCCTAAAGACTATAGCCAGAGGCATTGAAGAAGGTGCTACCGTAGCAGATACGACTGTCAAGAACTACCTCAAAGACACAGTTAGGAACACAGTTGAGAAAGAACGGGATAACTACACTACTTACCTAGAAACTCTCAAAGGTATGCAGCAAACTAATCAGATACCCAGTGCTGGTGGTGGCGAGTCCATAATGGACGCCAATGCTAGTATGGATATACCTGACGGACTACAAACAGGTTTAGACAGAGCTAAGAGCCTTGCTGCAGGAGGCAACACCGGTAACAGAATAAACGACACACTGTACTCAGCTAGGTTGGCTTCAGAAGCCAGTGGTCTTCGTGCTAAGTGGAGTGGTTATAAAGACTACATCGATGAACAGTTCAGTAAGTATTCTGGTATGGACCCAGCTAATGCTTACTACAAGAACCTTATGCAAGACATCAACACCCTTGCAGCTAAAGGTAATGCGGATAAGAACAAAGTAGACAACATCATTCTTGAAGCTGTCAAGTCAGGTGATGTCGACAACGCAGACAAAATCTGGTCTATGCATAAGGCTATCAATCCTAAGACTGGCCAACCTTTTATGTCTGACGATGAAGCTATCCATGAAATCTATAAGGCCAGAGCTGCTAAGGCTGCTGTAACAGCCGCTGAGGCCCAGCGTACTGCCCGTAAGGGTGATCGTGACGACACTGCTGCTGTGGCTACTAGAGATTTCTCTGCAGAATTTAGTGAAAAAGTAAATAGAGATATGGGACTTATCCAAGTAGGAACAGGTACTAAGTCTCTTAGAGATGCAGTCAACTGGCTTACAGAAATGTCTCAAAACCCTGACCAAGCCGACCCTAAACAAGTCCAAGCTATCGTAACAGCTTTGAACGCCAAACGAGACGAACTGTACCAAGCTGGTCTTGCACGTGCTTCTGAAAGAGATAAGACAGGCCAAAATTATATCACCCGTATGGGCGGTGTAGATAAGGTCAAGGGAGAAATCGAAGGTAACCTCGCCGGTCTCGATCAATACATCAAGAGTGTCAACAATCAACAGTGGGGTATCGGTACTTACGTTCAACGTCGTATGGCTGCTCAGGGTGACCAAGACCAACGAGCTCTTCTAGAACATCCTACGTTAGGTCCTCCTATGCGTAAGGTAGCTACTCTACAGAAGATAGCTCCTAACTACGCTGATGTCTTTATCAAGGCTGGGCTAGTTGGTAATGTTACAGAAGATTTAAATACTTACTGGAATGAAAAGCGTATCGATGCTGCTACCCAACCTGATTTCCTCAGTAGTGGTAAAGTAAATACTATGAAACAGACCCTCGATGAAATCGACAACAAGGTAGCTAAGATACAGAATGCTGATGGTACTCAGAAGTATTCTCCCCAAGACATAGCTAAGCTTAAGACTGAGGCATTCAATATACCTAAGACTATCGCTGACCCTAATGCTCCTGTGGAGCTTAAGGCCAACATAGCTAGGCATGCCTATGATCCTGAGAACATCGGTATCCTTCAAGGTATCAAACTAGACTACTACGATCCTTATACTAAACGACAAATCCCTGGTCAGTATTCTGCATTCCAGCGTATGACATCCCCAGACATCGTAGACAACCTCGATAAGGTTCGTAAGTCTGTACCCGATGGTCCACAGATTTGGGACAACGCTAAGAACTGGACACGTACTGAGTTTTCAAAGCTCATGAATAAAGACCTAGCGTCTTTAAATACGACTAACATAGTTAATCCTTACGCCGCTGTTAGTGGTAACTACGATCCTCTTAAAGAAACCAGTAAGCTTCACATCGGCTGGAGTACAGGTGAGAATGGGCAACCTCCCCGTATGGCCCTTCTAGACGACAAGGGTGCTGTGTTCGATAGTCGCAATGCTCCGGGAAGCCTCGGTGCTGCCGCAAGGAATGTCGAGCAGACAATCGTCCGTGTGAACTCTGCGATGTACAACCTACATCAGTTCTATCGTAAAGACAACGAAGACACCAACATGCCTATCCTTCAGGATATGCTACGGACATGGACACCTAACGATAAGACTACCGGTCTTCCTGCTAGAGTAATGGAAGCAGTCATTCAAGCTAATAAGACTAAGCTTCAGAAGATGGAAGACACCTTCCGTCCAGGAGCTAAAGAATAATGGGTTTTGGTACTAGCCTAGGTACATCACACGAAGACGAGATGAGCTACGTCTTAGATACTCTGACTCCTAAGCAGAAGTCGGACCAAGCTGAGATTGATTCTAACACTACAAGTGGTGATTTCAGGTCTAGGTTCGATGTTACAGTGCCTCCAGGAAGCCTTAGGGAGCTCGCTGGTGCGTTAAAACATAGTGCCCTTAGTCAGACACCGGAGAAACCTCCTGAGACTAAACCTGACTACGATTACGAATCTTGGCAGAAGGCTAATCCAGGGGTTGAAATGGCTCCAGGACAACATTACCCAGACACGTATAAACTACCCAATCACATCACTTTCTCTGATGAGAGTATGTATCATAAGGGAGAAGACAAAGGAGGACACTGGGGAACTGATGAGCAAGGTAGAGATACCTTTACCCCAGGGTCCACCAATCTAAAGAACTATTCAATGGAAGAACTACAAGACTACTTCAAAAGAGTAGAACCTAATGCAGTTCTTCTGCCTCCTGGTACTTCTTACGTAAACCCCCCAGAACGTTCCCAAGAACCTTCCATCATTAATAGACCTAGCATTATAAATGCTGTCAAAGGTATGTTAAAGGGTCCTAATCTTGAAGAAGATAAGAAGATCCTTACTGGGTTCTACGACACTGTTAAAGGTGCCTTTGGTTTACCAGGAGATGTCTACGGTGGTAAGATTGATCCTATGTCTGACCAAGGTATCGAAAAGTCTTTCGATCTGGCTAGTCTGATGGTCTTCGGACCTGCTCCTGTAGCTGCTAAGATGGCTGATGGTACGTTAGGTTCTTTTATGGGAGTTAAGTCTAGGACTTTCGATAGGACAAAGCTATCCAAAGCTCAAGAGATGGAAATGAATAGTATGCATCCAGATGATATCTGGCAAGATACGGGTACATTCCGTGGAGCTGATGGTAGATGGCGACAAGAGATTAATGACAAACATAGTAACCTAAAAGAAGAACACCTTAACGTTACAGAAACTGTAACTGATAATCCTACTGGTTGGACCAGTCCTAAGAACCATGGAGAAGTTACAAAGACTGTTAGTATTCCTGGCCCATATGAGGGTATCCAAAATGCTAATACTCTAGAAGACTTACTTAAATCTTTGTCTCAACCTAGGGACCAAAAAGTACTCGGACATATTTTATATCATCCTACATTGTATAACGCTTATCCCTGGCTACAGAATATAAAGGTATACCCACTAGCTAAGGATAGTCCTTATTACGGTATGGCCAAGGGTGGTAATGAAATACATATGGCTGAGCTTAGCCCCGAAACCTTTCACAGTACGTTGATGCATGAAGTCCAACATCTAATTCAAACACACGAAGGTTTTGCACAAGGCAGTAATGCTAATATGTTTATCCCTAAGGAACTTCACGCTGCAGAAGAAAACTTCATTAAGATACGCGATGAAGCTTTAGCTAATACTGAGAGGGAGCTCGGTAATGCTACCCGTGTTGGGGAAATGCAACGTGCTGTAAATATTGAACTAGAAGGTAACGCTAAGCCGGGTACAATAGCCTATAAAAGGTTATCTTTCCTTAAAGAAAAGCATCCTGAAATCTACGAACGATTAAGTAATATAGCTAAGAGTGAAAAGCTTTTAAGGGAAGCCAAGGAAGAAGCTAAAAAGAAGTACTTGAGTACTATGGGTGAAGTAGAAGCCCGTAATGTCCAAGCTCGCATAGGTATGACTGCTACTGAAAGGTTCCTTAATTCTCCACAAAGTACTGAAAGTACTATTATGGCTAGAGAACTACAACACGATCCTTATGCTACAGGTATACCAACTTTAATAAACAAAAATATGGCTGATATAAGAGTTCCCGATATAGGTAAATCTCCTCCTGCATTTAGCAGACGCTGGCCTAACAACGACAACGTACGCCCTCTTAATGAATCAGAAGCCTTCCTAAAGGACTGGGATGCCTTGCATGAATTCGGACAAAAGATGAATCTTAAGTCAGAAACAGACATCCATAAGTACAATAAGATGGGCAGAGAGATGGCTAAGAAACACGGACAGACTTGGGAAGACATCCCTTTTAACAGCTTAAAATAAAGAACCTATCATAGGCGCTTAACAAGCCAAATAAGCATAAAAAAACCCCGACATCCGTAAGGACATCGGGGTTTCTCTTTGTGGTTTAAAGCTACGGAACCACCAACTCAACGGTAGGGCAGTACGCCTCGGTGGTACTTACCACCATCTAACTCAGGCATACCGTGGCTACGGCGGATAGAGTTGATGAGATCACTCAGGCGGCCGTAGTCGACGTAGGGAGGGTCCAGCCCTCGAACTCTTCGATGAGAGCTTCGAGCTGGTCAGGGGACCGCAGAGCTGCCTTGTCCAGAGCCTTCTGGGTCGCAATCTTCAGGACCTGACGGGCAGCGTTGTAGCCTTCCTCGTCCGTGGGCTTGCCGAAGGTGACACCGTAGTAGATGCCGTTCCAACGGGCATCGCCAGACTTGGCCTTCTCCAGATCGACGGTGTAATCACCGTCCTTGATCGCCTTCTCCAGCTCCAAGAAGGTGCTGGGGTTCTTCGGGTCCATATTGAACTGGACACGGAGGGCAGAGTTGTGCTTGTCCTTGATCTGGCTGATCCTCTGGACAACGTAGTCCCGCTGGGTAGCCTCGATGGGGGTAGCCCCGATCACCTGGGCGTTAGCCATCGGAGCGAGAACCTTGGCCTTCACGCGGGGAAGGCAGGGTGCAGAGACGCATTCGTCGAACATGGTTTGATCCACTTCTTTTTTGTTGATTTGTTCTGTCCACCAACTTCCTTTCTTTATCGGAGTTGGGGGAGGCGGAGTATCCGCTACAGTAATTCCGTAGACTAACATTGTAGTATCCATAAAAGTGGGGAGCCAACTTACACTAGTGTTAGTAGCGCGTTTTGCTCCCCGTGTCGATGATCTAGCTGGTCAAGTTCCGTAAAGGCTGATCACATCGGCAGATTTAGACGTTCCCGCATACTACGGGTGGCTTCCTCCGTGACTACTGTCTTCGACTTCCTCCGCCTCTTGGGCCTCATAGGAAGCGTCGGTGATGTTTCTTCCACCACTTTCGAATACAGTACCGTCTGCGAAGGCAGCGGGTCGAACGGGCTTGTCAACCACGTCCAGAACTTCTTTAACATCTTCTTTTCTTTCTTTTGGGCCGGGTGCGTCGCTTGTATCGACCTTCACTCCATAACCTAGGTTAACTTTACGTTCGTATATGTGTGCAGGAGGACTAGTCCTACTAAGTACGTAGTTAGGCACTACCGTCGTCCTTTTCGTTTCGGTTGTCTAATTCTATTAGCATGTTGTGAAACAACCCTGACTGGAACGTGGTCAAGAGACCCAGTCCGATGATATCCAACATGGTCAAGTTCTTTACCATCCCCTTTGTGGACCTTTCCGGCCCGCATGGCTTTTCGTCTTGCTTTGTTTCTTGCTTCCCTACGCTTAACCTGTTCCGGCCGATTTTCATAGGCTGTCTCCTTGGCGTAGTTTCTATTTGCCCGTACCACGTGTGTTAATAGTCTCCTTTGGTATCTTAATTCCCACTGTTATAATATCGGTGGGTTTTTTGTTGACGAGGTCACTCCAGTTGATCTGGAGGATATCGGTGTTTTCTGGGATGAGTCTCATTGCGTACAGAGCGCTGGTAACAGCAGCTTCGATGTTTGCAACGGAGACCTTAACCGTCTTGTCGGTCCCAAACTTCTCTGCGAACTTCTTCCCGAATGGCATCTTCGTCTTCCTCTTCAGTTGGTCTCCGAGGGTAGGGACTTTTCTTACCATGTTTCTTCTTTGTGAGAGCTAAACGCTCAGCTCTGTTCTTGGGGTGGACCATTTTCGTAGCATTGTACCATGTAGTATGCAGCCTTGTAGAATTGTTCACAGCGGTCACACGTACAATCTTCTTCGTACTTCCAGCCTCTGAAGTCTTCATCAGGCAAGCCAGCAAAGAATATGTTATTCGAAATCCAAGGGCTTAATACGAGGGAGGTCAATGTAGCCTTCTTCCACTAAAAACTCTAGACATTCTTCTGTAGTCTTGTCGTTTAATTCTAGTATTTGCTCTAGGTCATAGACTTCTAGAACGGCGGCGTAGCTCAAGTACCAACCAGCCTCATGTAGTAAAGCATTATACCGAGAAGTATAACAACTTCTGTTAGTGGAACTACCCACCAGAGGTAATCAAATCCTTTTGCGTCGCGCATTATTTTCTAGCCTCATTCATGACTTCATCAGGTACCATAATTCCAGGAAGGTACTTCATCCCTAGACGTTCTGCATTCTTTAATCGGTGGTAACCATCGATGTTACAGAGTTTACCCTGCCACCATACTACGAAAACAGGACGGCGCATATTAATTATTGGTATGCGTTGTTCGTCTTCTTCGGTCCACGGGCACTCAGCCAGTAACCATGCCATATCAGCTACAGCAAATAGTTGGCGAGGAAGGTAGCGAACACCTTTACGAATTACATTGAGGTCATACGGTACTCCATCATGAGTCACCGTGTCATGGGGATCGCCGTATCCGTCTAACAACTTTACTTGTAGAGGATTGCTTTCGTCCATGTTTCTTCCTCTTCTTTACCTTCGGTGGTACTACCCAGCCTGTGTATTCTCTGTCGAGGTAATCAACAGCGCGTCTAAGCGTTTCGATACTTCGTCTACGGTAGCGTCCGATAACGTATCTATTACAAAAGAAACACAGAAGTCCTCTGATTTCCCCAGTCTCGTGATCGTGATCGATTGCAAGTCTGGATTTGAATTCATCAGAATGTCTTCCACAGACGTAGCAACTTCCGTTCTGTTGAGTATATAGTAGAGCATATTGTTCTTCTGTTATCCCATATTTCTTAAGAAGATGCCGGCCTCGGGGGGTTAATCCCGAGGGGGCAACAGAGGATTTAGGCAGCCTTCTTGGCAGGCTCATTACCATTCAGCCATGCGATCACGCCCGCCCAATCGGCGAACACGAAGATCGAGCGCTCATAAGGGTCCTTGAAAGGAGCATCCGGAGTGTTCTCGACTTCGACTTCGATGACGCGCTGGACGAGATAACCATTGTCGGCCGTCTTGATCTGATATTCTGCGTTCATTGTTTTTCTTTCTTTTCTTGGGATTATCTATTTCGCAGTAATAGACTAACTGTCTTTAAGTATAACAGATTTTACTGTGCTTGTCTACAGTATACGCTTCAGTCTTTTGATAATTTGGTTACGTGTGTGTACAATCTGAGAACGATTGACCTTTTGTTCATGCCAATGTTCTGGGTCCTTGTACGCACCCATATGCCATAGTGTACCAAATTCATCACGAAATCTTATATTGAAACCAGTAGCCCAATCGTCTGCAGTTCCTTCGCGTTCGACTTCTTTGAAGAGCCTTAGCCGCTCAATATACGACTTGACCTTGTTGATTAATTTCAATGACATCTGGTTTCCTAACTACTTTGGTTAAGTAGACTGGTCCTTTGGCGTAGACGAAACATCTGAGATGAGGGAAGCAACACCATTTGTAAGGGCTGTAGCTCGCTCGTACATCAAGTTTAATGTTTCCACTTGCACCGTCGGGGACCGTATGGCATCCGCAAGGGGGTGGCTCAAGTCTATCCACAATTGATTTATATTCGCTAATCCTATTGTGTATTTGAGCTGGTCGTCCAATGTGTTCATAGAGTGCTAAGTGTCCTAGTTGTTTATCGACGGCTAGAATATATCCTCGATCCTTAACCCGTACAAGAGTATCATTACGTGAGCCCACAAGATAGCCATCAAGTTGATCGAGATACCCAAAATCATCACTCTGGGCCAGAAGTCCATCTTTGATTTTTCGAAATGCAATACTGCTACAGGACTTAACATCAACAAGACACCCATCGATAACGCAATCTCGGTGACCTTTGACCCCGTCAACAACCAGTTCATCTTGCTCTCCTGTGACTTCGTGTCCAGCAGCTTTAGCCCACGAGATTACGAGGGCTTCGAGTAGGTGTCCATAAGTGAACTTGACCACGGCGGAAGGGGGGAGAGGTTCGGCAAGCTCGGGCCGGTGTATACTGTACCACAACTGTCGCGGGCACTTTGGACCCATCTGGCTGAGACGTAGAGTAGCTTTAGTTTCTCTAGGGCCAAAGCTTTGTCTAAGTCGTCCGGTGACCTCCTCGGAGTACGCCTTTGCCACTTCTTCGTTGAACCAACCTGTTCCGTCGGCTCTGTTTCCATGGAGGAATTCATGTATGTCCTGTATTAATGTAGAAATATTAGGCAATGTATTTCTTTATATCTTCTGCGGTCCAAATACTTTCTGATCCGTCATACTCATGGATCATAAATTCAGTACCGGGTTTCAACCATTCGACAGTTAAGCAGTCATCCATACCGTCTACGTATGCCTTAGGGTACTTAGTCTTACAAATCTCTTTAACCTTATCGTAGTCTTCAGGCCTCAAACGAAGAATTGTTTCAGGTCTAATAGGATTGTCAAGTATGATCTTAACGATATCCTTATCGAAGACCATCTCTTCTGCGTAATCAGAATTCCACGTACTCCAACCCCCACCATAATCTTTGGAGATCAAGACGGCTACATCACCGTTCTTATTATAGTATTTATCAGTCATTGTATGTCCTAAAGGACGACCCTTGCCTGTACAATATTAAGTCTGACGTCGCAGAGGGGCCGTCCTAATGTTAGTGGAATGTCAGCCTGAACAACAAGGCCAACGTGGCGAAGTAACCGAGCGCACCGATGTGGAGGAGCGCAGTCTTCTGCCAGAATGTCAGCTCGTCTTTCTTCTTGTCGTCCTTCGGCTTGTTCTTGTCGGCTTCTTCCTTCAGCAACTTCTGGAATTCATCAAATTCTTTCTTGAACTTGATGTACTCCTTCATCGTGATGGCTTTCTTGGATTTCTTTTCGGTCGGAGGCTTATCCTTGAAGAGCAGGGCCTCGACCAAAATCTTGTCGAGTTTACTCATGGTCGTCTCCTTTATGGGGGATTACGGGGCGCTCATCCAGTAGGGGCCACCCCGGTTCCCATTCGATCCGGGTATTGTGGGACTAGAACACTCGTAAGCTTTCAAGCTATTTAACTAGCCGTCAGCAGAACTGACTCTACTGCTTTGGTGTTCCTACGTCCCACCCCGGGAAATTCTTAAGGTGGTTCCCGGCAACGCTGGAGGTATTTCAACATCTTGAGCATCGTGATCATGACACACATTGTGTGCTCTCCTCTGTCAGAGTGCATTCTGTGGTGAGATGTGTTGCCTGCGGGCCTCTCTCTGATCTAAGAAGGTACATCCCCTTCTTATAGCTCAACGCTAATCTGGCGCTGCTTTAGGTGAATTCTCATGGACTTGCTAACAAGAAGGTTTACGTTACAGCTCCGGTCAGGGTCATGTAAAGGCCCTCTAGCCACATGCTCGGCTCTTATCCCAGGGAGTTGCACCCCATGCGGAGTTCCACGACTTCATTCGGCTCAGGGCGTACCTCTACGACCTCTGGCTTATGTTAGTTCGGCAACGAAGTTGCCTGCCAGCTACGCTGGCTCAAGTCTGTTGCAAACAATGGGTCGTTAACCCTGTTGTCTGTTTGGTACCGTTGTGAACGCTGTCTCACTGGGTCAATCCTTGTCAGTCTCTCTCGGCTACGGCATTGCTATACGCTGCCTACCTAGACCGGCGGTGCTTCGCCACAGTTGTTCTTACCGCGGTACCCCTCCGAGTCGGAGGATTAGAACCTCCCGATGGACTGTCGGGTGTTCTCTTGACCTACTTTAATGTGCTGCTAAGGAAAGCCTATTATACGGGCCACTACAGCGTCGTACACTACGGCTAACACGCCCCCCAATAGGGACCTGATTTACAGTCAGGCACAGCGGGTACGGTCGTAACCATCCAAACCATTCTTCCTACTAAGCAAGTGTCGACAATCAATACACTGCTCTACGTCCTACGGTTTGGGCTATAGGGAACCCTAAACCTAGACCAAGCTACGTCTACGATTGAGCACTACAGAACCTAGCGAACAGTCCTCAATGCTGCAGAAGCATGTCTTGGTAAATGGACTTCCAGCTCCAGAGTTCCTAAACGGTCCGGTGACCTCAGGCCCTACGGTTACATCCTACCAACCAGCGTCAGTGGACGATCAAGCTGTAGCTCAGATACGGCTGAGCATACCCTGGTTTTTGATGCATCGGCTTTATAGCGACTTCATGCCCGGGCTGTAGGCGACTCATACAAGGGAAGTGCTCGACGCTTCCTAAATCGGGTTGCACCCCGATTGCATCCCACCCCGACCTTCAGCGATCCATACGTCGTCAAGAAGTTTCACCTGTTACCCCGGCATCGAACCGGGCTTCTTGCCGTCCAACCTACTATCTTCATGAAACCCGTCCCACGGGCGAGGGTCACGCTCCCTCATTTCGGTCAGAAAGATCGTCGGTATCTATGCTACCTTGTAACCCCGTGGCGTCACGGTGTACTACGGATTGCCACTCAAGAATGGGTCCGCGTTAGAAGTCTTGCTTAGCATCCTTGGTGTGTACCTACCATGTAGGTCAGTGCTCTTCGAGAGCTGCCATTCCAGACAACCCCTATGCTGCGATGGTCCACAACCACCCGCTGCACTACGACACCGCTTGGCCGATCTGCGAGCCATGCATTTTATATACCGCCTTATGAGAGCGGTGTGCTTACAACGACAGTCCCTCAATGTCCTGTCTCGCATCTTACTTTGAGAGGTCGCCTGTTTAAACGCACGGATTATACGTGCCTCCTTGCGGAGTGTCCCTACCGACATCTACGTTGTTTTGGTGACGGCTTACGCGGGCCACCGAGGCTACGACAGCCTTCAGATGCTTTCGTAAGTACGTAGCGGAGGACGGATTAACGTGGCATGTTCCTCGTGCGATTACTCCACGCCTGATCACAGAGCAGCCTAGACGGCATGCGGTTGTACGCTTCCACCTACGGATCACGGTTCCCGATCAGGAATTCACCTCAGACGTGGACCTTACTCCAAACCCGGCTGCGGTCTCTTCCCGCCAGTTTTACCTGTACGGTTTCTTCACCTCTACTGCGTTGGAAGGCAGGAGGCATGATACTGGGGGCGTCAACCCATAGAGCCATGCTCAGACGATTTGCTCTTCAGTATCAACTAAGGCTGAACGCAGGGACTTTAACCCTGATCTCCCGAGGTTTCCCACCTTGAATTACGACCGTCTTTAATCGGGTCCACAAGACTATACAAGTCGGGGCTCTTGCTGTTGAGCTACGTTCAAGAATTTCGTAGTGGCTCTCACTTACGGATAAGCAGCCGACTGGCACGGCTCCCTGTGGAGATCGATGAGGTTATGGCTTGTCACCGCCTCAAAGCACTACTGTATTGGGAGGGCCTCTCACCCTCTTGTCCAGTGCTCCGGCATATGCATCGGAGTTGGCTAGATTGAATAATGGCAGTTTAACCTACCCTACTGCCAAGGTGCGGGCGCAACAGCCGCTTATTTAGTCAAGTAGTGAATACCAATCCAAGCAAACCCACCGAGGATTGCAAAGGTAAGGATATTACCAACGAAGATATTCCAGTAGTCGAGGGTACCCCACGGGACATCCCGTGTAGTTCCGTCAACCATATTTATGAAACGAGTACTGCCGATGTTATCGACACGCTTCCATACATCTTCATTAGAGATGTTAAGATTATCCATAGCCATTAGAATATATGCTCCGGTTGAGACGTCAGTGCGTCTACCTTTTCTTTTTCTTCAGGAGTGTAATCACGAGAAGGATCAAACGGTACGAGGTTATCTACCCGCACTCCTTCGAGACGACACGCTACTGCTTGTCCACCACCAGGTGTACCGTGAGTATAGACTTCCAGTAGGACTGTGACGTCACTACCATTGCCGATGGATACACCTTGAGGGAGGGGTGACCCATCGGCCATGGCGACAGAGGGAGGTGCGAACGTCAGGTGTTTAATCTCACCTGTACGTAGAGTAATTTTCTTCGTCGGCTCACGTTTGAACCGAATATTATAGCCTTCCTCGTCCTTGCGCATCGTGTTCTTCAAGCCTTTGGCTTGCCATTCACGGATACGTTCAAGGTCTTCGGGTATAGGCCAAAGTTCAATACTCCATGCGTCGTATCGATTAAGCCGTGTGACGTGTGCCCACTTACACTTACCTTTGACACTCTCGTGGGTTGTCTTTGAGAACTGTGCCATCAGAGGACAGCATCCACTTCTACAACCTCGATATCAAAAGCTTCGGGGTAAGTCTCAGCGATGTATTCCTTCGCCATCTCTTCGGCTTCGTCTTTGCTATCCGCATCGAACGTCATCGTTCCACCAGTGCGGATGCTGTAGTCGTATTGAGTAACGTAATTAGTCATAGTAACTCCTAATGTGTTTTGGACCAATTGGTCGCGATAGTATAGTCTTTGTCGTCGTCGTTATAGTAACTGCCCGCCATAGGACAGTTGAGACATAGGTCTCGACCCACTTCTTCTAAAGACTTGGTCACCAAATCTGCAATCGAAACCGCCGTCGCCATGTTGTTCGGGCATTCGATCTGCCACTCGTCGTGTACGAAATTCACTAGCTTCGCATCGTACTCCTTCAATTTGTTTATCCATTTAAGTGTAGCTGCTTTCATTATGACGGCTTCTCCGCATTGGAGGTAGCCTGACATACATAGATGTTTTCTATTACCTACAGTATCACCGGGTATTCGTACAGCTCTGCCATCGAGACCGACGAAGTACCCACGTTTTGCATCAGTGGGGAAGACCTTTGTTTGAAGGTCATGCAACCCGGGGTACTTCTCGATCAGTGAAGCTATGGCTTCTTCGGCTTCTTCCTTTGTACAACCCATGATCTCGGCTATCTTGCCGGGACCACCACCAAAGAACATGGCGTATAGGCTATGCTTTGCAGCATTTCTAGTCTTACAGAAGCTGCCGAAGTATTTCTTGTTGAGAGAATGCGGATCAGTTCCTTCGCTCTTCTTACCATTTACGATAGCGTTTGTGAGATTTGGATCGTTGATAAGGTGTGCGAATACTCGTAACTGAATAGCTTCGGCATCCACGCCTACGAGAAGGCGGTTCTTTGGAGCCTGCCATAATGCACGAAGTTCTTTCCCGTAGAGAGTTTTACTCCCGTCCGAGACTTTAACAGCATTTGGTATGTTAGCAGTATTGGGATTTTGGTGCGCCATCCTATGGGTCCAGGCGCCGATGCCGTAAAACTTTCCGTGTATACGGCTGTCTTCGGTTGCTAACGCCAACCACTCGGTGAGGGTTCTGCGCCGGGACTCAAGGAGTATCCTACGTGCTAGCACCCGCGCTGCTTTAGGCGCGGACATAGGAAGGGTATCAAGGTTGGCTTCGTTTACTTTCCAGCCAGACACCTTGAGATTATTAAGTTTAGTATATAACTCTTGAAGCGTTATGTCAAGCGTGGCATCCCGCTTAGTATGTTTTAATTTCTGGAGTTCACGCTCTACGTCTATGTGGGTCTGTGTTTTCTCTACAGGTCGCCAGCCAGCTTCGTTAAGTACATTAACAATTTGCTTATGACTGCTTGGGTTAAAACTAACCCAACTACAATAACAGAAAGGAGCATCAACGTTAAGATCAGGAATGTCTTGACGCATTTCCTTAGGAATGGAAGTAAGACTAATAGTGCCATGCTTCGTCTCCTTCGGGTTGATCTCTCTTATGAGCTTAAGTCTAGGTGGGAAAGCTTCAAGGATATCCTTGTCGAGGACAGCGAGTTCTCCTTCAACTCGATCGAGTAAGGCTTCCGCCTTCTTTACATTAAAGGAGAACCCGTTGTCATGAAGATTATTACATACTAATTGAAACCGTTGTTCGAGATCAATAGCTCGTTGGTATTTCTCATTGTGGATATATTTCTCATACTTCTGGTATATCTTATGGGCTAGTTCAGCCTTACGCTCACAGTATTCGAGGAGTTCTGGGGAGTGATGGGAATAAGATACCTGAGATTGTTTAACTCCTCCGAACTCAACGGCATAATGTTCAACTGAGTGCCCTTTTCGAGGGTAGTCTGCAAGCTTACTAATGACGAGCGTATCGCAGCAATGTTCTGCGCTAGCTGAAAATTGTATTCCGATAAGTTGATGTAACACAGGAAGGTCATAGCCAAGGATGTTATGACCAATAATATATTCAGCGTCATTGAAATAGCTAAGAAATCCATCTCGTTCCTTATCGTCTGTTGTTAAATTATTGAAACGACGTATCTCTCCGGTGTCTATGTCCTTACAGACTACGCACCAGATGTGATCAGGCTTCAGGCCATTAGCTTCTATATTAAACGCTATTCTCAAGTATTTCATCAATCCAAGGAATGATTTCAGACATTGGTTTGTAAGCTTGTTTCTTACTCCACCCTTCCACTGTATTTATCAGGTACATGTTTACAGCGTAGTAAGGCATATCAAGTTTATCGCACCAGGGCAATGGGTAATCTTTTGGTTTCATAGTATATCCTAGGCAGCTTCGCTGCCGTTACGGAGCTATGCTCCTAAGTAGGAGGTGCCCGCTGCGGTCGTTGGACCTACGGGCACCGTCCGTTACTTGACCGTGGAAGCGGCACAACCTCGGAGACCGAAGAAGTTCCAGCAGTCCACGGACACGGTGCGACTGATGTAGACGAAGCCTACGATGATACCCACAGTCAGGGCAACAACGAGGATGACGTGCGTAGCCTTATCCATTTGAGTTCCTCTGTTAGTCCGCTCGGTATGAGCTAAGTAATAGTGAGGGCTGCTTACGCAGCCTCACCACGAATGCCTTCGATGAAGGTCTTCAGCACGGTCTTGTGGGTCTTGATCGCACCCTGACGACTTCCGTCGCCGTTGCGTTCTTCACACCACTTCCGAGCGTCTTGAACCATCCGCATGGTAGACCATGTGGCTTGGTCAATCTGGTACACGGTTCCCATTGTTTTTATCCTTCTCGGGATCGTGCAGTATTTGCACTAGAGTATTTAGCTTCCAGAACTTCTGGCTGATGTGTCGTTCGTAGTTCTCTTCACCGACGTTCCATAATAGCACAGACACGCCGTACTTACCAGTGAGATGATACTCAGTACACAAACTATCTGAGCTACCATTAGGTATGGAAAGGAACTTACTTCCTACGGTCATACCTGGGAAGTGATCAAAGCCCCCACCACTGCCGGAGACCTTGGCTTGAACAGCTTCTTGGAAGTCGATGACCTCGGCTTCTATAGCTTCACTCTTCTGCATCGGTCACCTCAATGAAATCTATTGTTGGTCCTTGGGTGTCGTCGAAGACACCTATGACGATGCGTCCGGTTTTCCACGCATATGTATCAAGATCAGTTCGTCCTCCCCCCTTGCTTCCGGGGTGCCATACGTGAGGCCCGTCTTTAAATTGATGGTGACCATGGACGACGTGCTTTCCACGCCATCCGCCGTGGTCGTCCGGACCGTAGAGCATCCACTGGAACTTAGTAGCTCCGTCAGCTCTTGTATCGAACTGCTGCTCAGCGAGTGGGGCGTCGTTGGGGATACCGGCATGGACGAAGACCTGTTTCTCAGTTTCATAGTATAGGGGAAGGCTATGCATCCACTTGACATGTTCGTCAGGGACGAGTGAGTAGTAAACATCAGCTCCGTGGTAATACATACCACCCATAAACCGCTGTCCGTAGGAGATCATAGTCTTGTCACCACCGTTGCCCATCCACCAACTAGGATTGAGTTGGCAAGAGATAGATTGGACAGCCATGACTTCATGGTTGCCTTGAAGAGCAATGATCTCGGGGTGAGCCATCAGAAATTCGATTACTCCCCTAGAATTTTTGCCCCTGTCGATGTAATCGCCGAGAGTTATGATTTGAAAATCACTTTGCTCTGCGTGATCGGAAATTTTTCGGACAGATTTTTCTAAGAGATCAAGCCGCCCGTGCAGGTCCCCGATTGCATAGTATCTCATATGTTCCACTCCCGCATCTGGGAGCGCTGAAGCTCCGCGTACAATGCATTTCTGTAATTATCAAGGAAATCTAACTCTAGTCCAGAATAGTAATCCCACATATCTGAGGAACACTTTACGCCTTTGATATGGTTTATCCGGGCTTCAGTGTAGTCGATTTTCTTTTGGACCAACTTGGAAGGTCTATTTTTCATTGGTCCACTCCTTCTAGATAGGCCCTAGGATGCCCTAGGAAGCTCCGTGGTGCGTTATTTCTCTTCAGGGGTGTCAGGGTACCGGAGAGATAGTACTTTACTAACATTTACCCTAGTTTGGAGTATTCTGTAGGCCCACTGGTAGGAAATCCCAAAGTCAGCGGCTACTTGCTTGAGCGTCCGGTCGTTCCTGACGATAGCCTTCGCTATTATCTGGGCCTTTGCGTCCGAAATCTTCACCGGAGGCTGACGCTTCTTTCGATGTGGTCTGTACAGCTTGTGCATGACGTGGCTCCCACTTGCTGTCCACGAGTTCGATCTTTCCGTTAACTAGGATTTCCACAATCATCCTTCAGCTCCCAATCTATCGGGGTCTGTCCCATATTGACTAAGTGGTCATTGATGACCGTGAATATACGCGACCCGATGAAAGGGCTCCGACTTGATAAAGATCCTCTTGGCGAGGGGTGGGATGTGACGACGACTGAGTTCTTAGTGAGGTCGACCTCCTCGACGTAGCGTCGGGCCACCGCTCCGAGAAAAGCAAAAACGATCCCTCCCTGTGAGGAAAGACGGGTGAGTATTTCTCTTGTAAGGTAACTGTACTCATCCCAGTCATGAGATAAGCTTCGACCATTTGTACAGCTAGGGATAACGTTCCACAGCAGTACTCCTTCTTCTGACCATCGTTCGAGGTTGCCGTTAGATGGTAAAGGGTAACCAGTGTCAATGGAGTACTCTTGGAGTAATGTTTTAAGAGTCGGTGGGAAATCCTTAGCTTCAATTCCTTCTGGGATTGAGAAGGCGACGCCTGTAGAATATCGCGCGTCTGGATAGGGGTCTTGTCCGAGAATAACCGCCTTAACCTTTTCAGGTTGAACAAGTGCCAACGCTCGAAAAAGGCTCCCACGCGGAGGGTTGTACGTTTCATGGCGTTTCTCCATGTCGTGGAGGCGTTCGTTAACGACCTGCCACTCGCCCGTCTTCCAATACTTTAAGTTCCAAGGGTATCTCATGCCGCAGCTATTCTTTCTAGAGTATTATCATTAGCAGCCTGACGTTTCTCCTCAGCCTTGAAGCCGAAGTCCTCGGTCAGAGTATACGTCACAGGGTCAAAAAGTAAGTCGCCAGCCGGACCAGTCCTCCCGCAGAAGCGGTTAGCTGACACCATAAGGTGCGTCGTGCGTCTTATGATAGGGTCTGGGCTCTTAACATCACGACTAAGGTCTATTCTCATATCCGCTATATTAAAGATATTACGCGAACCTCGCGTCAATCCATCGTCATTGACGTGACTGACAAAGATCAACGCGAAGTCCAATTCCTTGACCATCATTTCCAGACGCGTCGACAGGTAGTCCAGAGCCCGTCGTTCATTATCTCCCCCCAAACCAGATACAACCATAGTAATGTGGTCAAGGAGAATGTAACGACAGCCACGCGCGCTAACGAGAAACCGAATAGTATCCAGAATAGTTTCTGGGTCATCAGAGCCGAAATGAGAATACAGGTGAAGACGGTCATCCTCCTGTACAGCTTCGTGGACAGCAGCAGATACCTGAGTGTCGGCAACACCACAGTCTGGTAGATGGACTGGTCTTCGGAGATGTATGCCCGCCACAGCCTGTAACAGCCGTTTCTTTGGCTCTTCCAGAAATATAGTACCGATCGCATCTTTAGTCTCCCTCAACAGATGGTAAAGAATTGAGTGCATCACTTCTGTCTTACCGACACCTTTCTGTGCGGTAATAAGAACCGACTCACCAGTGCGTATTCCATAAGTCATATAGTTAAGAGTAGGCCATGGGTATGAAACACCACTCTTTGGAACTTCAGAAAGTATCTTGTCAAACTCCTGCCAAGAGGACACAACCTGTTCTGGCAAGTACCTCTTGGCAGAAAGGAAGAGTTTGGCTAGTTCTTCGGACTCTCCATTTCGAACGTAGTCGTTGGCGTCCTTTCGGCTTCCGCCGGGGAACTTGATCTGGTAAACCTTGTTGAAATCGAAGAGCCCAGCGATCTCACGAGCCGCATCTCGCCCCGGCCCATCTCCATCAAGGCACAGGTAAATGCGTTCAAATGAGTTAAGCCACTGTCGATCGATTGCAGCGTCCAGCTTCCCAGTATTGCTGCTTCGAACAGAAACAGCAGGCACACGGCAGACTTGATATACGGATAGCGCATCGAGTTCTCCCTCAGTAATAACGACGGATCGATTGCTACCGGCCATGAAAAAGTTACGACCAAAGCATCCGCCTTTGGCGATATCGCCTATGGTATGGAAGCCTTTCGGTAATGTCCTAACCTTCATAGATTGATTAGGCCAAGAAAAACCTATGGCTATAGGTTTACCTTCCTTATCAATCTTAGTCTTCGCTTCGTAGAAGCGGAATGTTTCTTTAGATATACCACGATAGTCTAAGTATTCATAAGTAAATGTTTCTTCCAAGTATTCTTTCTCCGCCCTCTTAGCGGGGATATGGGTATTGCAGGAGAAGCAATGACTGTGACCGTCGGCGTATACACACCGAGCGTCTGAGGAGCCACAGTCATCACAAGGGACGTGTTGTTCGATAATAGTATCGGAGGGTTTCTTCATGCTTTCGCATGATACAGCAATCTAAGGGGAATTGTCAAGGATAAAGGTGACCCAGCGGGGCCGGAGGGAACTCCCGCTGGGTCGACTGCCCTTGACTAGGCAGCCTTCGACTTGCCCCAGTAACCCTTCTTCGGGGCCGGGGTTGCCGAATTCTCGGCGACCGCAGGTGCGGTGTCGCCGACTTCCACCGGCGGGGAGCCGGCGGCGGTATTGATCAAACGACGTCGGGCTTCGAGGGCGTAGTGGATGAGCCCCTTCGATCCGAGTAGACGGAGTTGCTTCGGGGTCCAGCCGTTGAAGACCTCGAACTTGACGCCGAATTCCTGGCTGAACGGCGGGTACACGCTCTCCTGCTTCTGGATTTCCAAGGGTTCCGTCCGATGCTTGGCGTTGTAGCCGAGGACATTGAGGATGTGGGTCTCGATGCCGTCGCGCTCTTCCTTGGACATCATGAGGACGTCGACCTCGCTGCCGGACTTCGGGGCGACAGGCTTGGGAGCCGGTGCCCGCATGTCCTTCGGTTCGAGCCGCTTCTGCTCGACCAAGGCCGTCAGCCGTTCGTCCTTCGGGTATTCGACTTCCCAATACCGGAACGGGTCGACGTTCCAGCCGATCGGCAGTTGGGCGCCGCAGTTGGTAACCCGCCGAATGAACTTCTTCCGCTGGTCCTTCGACATCCCCTTCGGAACGACCTTCCAGCTTCCCGCCGGTGGCGGTGCGTTCGGATCGATCTCGACCGGGGTGACCTCGGGCGGAGTGACCTTGGTATCCGGCTGGGTAGCCGGGATATTCAGCGGAACGGGGTTGGGCGGTGGGGCGGCCGGCGCTGCGGGGACAACCGGAGCCGTCTCCTGAGCCACGGGGACTTCTGGTCCCTTGCTCTTGCCCCACCACCCCTTCTTCTTGTCGTTCACGTCCGCCTTGGCCGGCGCAGCCATCGCGGCCGTTTCGGTATAGCCGAGAGTATCAGAGGTTTGACCCCACGGAAACGTCGAGCCCAGCGTGTTCTTGCCGAGCCAGATGGCGTCGCCGACGGGCGGCAGGAAGCAGAATGCACCACGGTCACCAATACGGGACATGACCATGTCGACGAAGGTGGGATCGCGAAGCTCGGCGAGGAACTTGTCGAGATCGCCGGCGGAGTACTTGATGATTTTCTGGATATTCGGAAACATCACCCGCTGGGCGAGCAGCGACTCCTCCGTGCTGCCGGCCTCGACCATCGTCGGGAAGTGCCCGTCGATCGCGAAGGAAAGCAAGACGTCGTCGCCGTCGAGTGCGACGTGGTACGGCTGGAGGAACTTCTCGTCGACCTTCTCCAGCTTGTTGAAGGCGAAGAGAACCCGATGGCTGACCGCCGACTTCAAGAGATCCTGGACATCACTGAGCTGGACGGCGACGTCCATGTTGTCGGTGATGAGTTCGGGGTTGCCGTCCTTGTCCTTGGACTGGATACTGTAGCCGCCGCCGCTGGGGCAGGCCGCCAGGACCTTACGGAGGTAGGCTTCGGGCACGTCGACGCCCGGTTCGCGAACGAAGATAATGGTCTTATTAGTCGATTTCGTCATGGTCTACGTCTTCCTCTGTGAGACTAACCGTTCCGCTATCCGGATGGACTACGCGGTCTTTGACAGACGGGCCAGAGCCTTGGCTCCGAACCTCTTGGCGGCGTTGACGACATTGCCTTCGGTGGTAACCGGGGCAGTCGCCGGTGGCTTCGGTGTTTCACCCCACGAGGGATGCTCTTGGACTGGGCCAGCGGTGACACCACCACCACGTGCCTTACGTCCCTTGATCGCCGACTTGAGTTGTTCCGGCGTCAGATGTGGCAGCAGGTCAGGAATGCCGTGGGTCTTGCCGATCGCCCGATACACAGCGTTGGCTTCTTCACGTGTTACCTTGCCGGCAAACCAAGCTTCTTCGAAGCCGTGGGTGATGATGTCGCCCAGCATCTGTTTGATGTAGGCTCGTCGTTCAACCTGCTTCTTGCGGCCCATGACGAGTCCCCTTTGGATACGGATAGATCGTCGGTGTTCCCAATACGCCTTGATCGATGCCCGTCGATCGTAGGCAGCAGCGCCGATGACCGTCAGTACACAGAGCACCAGTAACGTACTCAGTGTGACAGTGGCGGCGTTGTCGAGAACCCACTCCATCAGAGTAGTTTTCCACACTTCTGTTTCTCCTTCTTGCCATTATTGGCTAAGTAGAGTCTTTGGCTTTCTCCCGCGCCAGACGAAATTGTTCTTCGCGCTCCAAGCGGAGCACTTCGAGTACACGGCGTTCGTCTTTGGGGAGGAAGCGACCACCGCAACGAAACGTATTCCGGTGGTTTCGTAGTAAGTGCATCTTCGGGAAGGTAACGCCGCATCCAGTGCAGTATCCTGCACGAGGCTTAGTTGCTGACATCTGGCTCTCCTCTGTAAGCAACAGAAAAGCCCCCGCTAACCGGAGGGGAAGCCGGTCAACGGGGGCTTGCAACCTGACTGGGCGGGTCAGGCTGGGTTCAGTCCCTACCTTACATGGGCATCTGCCAGAGGCATCAGTAGGGCGGCGTCGTCACGCCGAGGGGTGTGTCTCGGGTATCAAGGGATGGTAGAACTCAGGAGACCAATCGATGGAACCGTCGCAGTATCGTGCGTAGGCTATGTCTCTGGAAAGGTACTTAATGGACCGACGATGGAGGGAACACCGCCGGTCCAACTCAATGATGTAACAGTATTCAGGATTGCTGGAATAGTAAAGCCTCGCCCGCGCAAATGCGTCGTCGAGAAGTCTGAAGTACCGCAGAGGTTCAGTACCATTACGGACTTTCTCCCGCAGCTCACGGGCTGCTTGGCGAGGCTCACTAATAGGCTCTGTCTGCCGATTGTATCGATCTAATTCTTTGAAGGTCACATTCAGACCTTTGTTGGGATACAGCGCGGCCATGCCTTCTTTGTTGACTGACCGGCCGACACTTATGACCTCAGAGGAGTATTGTTTCATCACTCCCCTAGCCTTAGCGCGGTAGACTTTCATCTTCAGGCGCTTCTGCTGAAGCCATCGTTTTGCCATCGGTTTGCCCTCTCCGATTGTAGAACCAGTATAACCCGTCTTAGTGGTTATGTCAAACGAAGCTTACTTCCCGAGAGGGTCCGGGAAGAACGGCTTAAGCTCTAGCATGCTTTTGCCGGGTAATTCCTGCTGGATGACGCTTTCTATGGCGATGCACTGCACCGCCGTCTGGCCTAGCGGACATCGCCAGAAGTCGATGTATGGGATCGGCGGGTACGTCTTGGTGAACGTCTCTTCGGTACCCACGCCGCCGTCGCCAGACATACGAACATGAATAGTATGAACCCGTCGAGCAGGTAGGCGAAGGTCTGCATTGAGGTACTCCACCAATGTGGGCTGGTCGCGGAAGACCGGCACGTCCTGAATAGGCGCTTGTGATAGGAACAATGCGAATAATAAGCTCTTAGTCATGGTCGCTCTCCCAGTAATGTTCAAAGTCCCGCTCTTCCAGCCAACTCAATACACGCTCTGATTCCCACCCGTACACGGTGTTGAACACCGGTCCGTTGGTTTCGAGATAGAGTAGTCCGTCTGCCTCCAACTTGAAGACAAGCCTGTGGATTTCATCTCCACGATGAACGATGAGATATTCCATCACACATACTCCCACCATCGTATTGCTACCACCCTGCCCGCGAGGTTCTCTTGTTTGATGTAGTCAAGCAGATCGGACCAGTCGTCAAAGACTTTGGGGATACTAGTATTGCCGAGACGAACTAATATACGTTTTTTCTGTTGACACATGGTATTTCTCCGTGTATACTGCGCCGGTCCGGCAAGGATACTATACCTATTGTTCTTACCTATAGTGATCTATAGTCTGGTCATCTCGAAGTCTGCCTTGATCCTCGGGTCAGCAAGGTCAAGGAAGTCATTGGCCTGCCGTCGCAGTACATCCGAGATCATCGGGGAACCCGAGACCTTCAAGGCTGATACCACAGTGACACGCACGCCCTGCTGCTGTGCGTCCTCGACAGCCAACCGGAAGTCACCATCCCCACTGAAGAGAACGATGTGGTTGGCCCATCGGGCACACTTCATGATGTGAACAGCCAGCTCGACATCCATGTTGCCCTTGGTCTTTACGCCCTCAGAGCCGTTGTCGTACGTCTGCATCGGCTTCTGGATGACGACGTAGCCGTTGTAGTTGATGAGATCGATCATCTTGTGGATGTTGTTCTCACCGGCGGCACGATCAGGCAGAGCAGTGAAGTACAACGCCTGCTGTGGCCTGAAGTAAGCCCGAATGCGCTTGTAGTCGAGCATATACCCGACCTTCTGACTACTATGGTATGCGTTGGCACCGTCGATCAATAGCGCAGTGACTTCAGGTGCTTGCTTAGAACTCCACATTGTATTCTCCGATCAGAAGAGTTTGAAGAAAGTCACACCGACCATGCAGTAGTATTCAGAACACTGCGTGAATACTCTCATGTCTAGTGAGCGCCAAACAATAATAAAGCTCAGCACGCCAACCAACACACCTAGTACCTTTGGATTATTCATTTCGTCCTCCACAGTATGAATGAAAAGGACGGAAGCACAGGTAGCGGCACCCGTACCTCCGTCCGATCAACGCCGTTGGGAGTTTAACCCGTGGCGAAGAGTTATTCCTTGTCGTCCGCCGAGTCCTCGCCGAAGCAGGCGAAGACCACCTGACCTTCGGGCAGACTGCTGAGCGCCGACTTCGTTATGACGAACATCGCATCGATGGGGTAGTAGTTCCCATCAGTATCGGCGAACCGAGCAGGCATGGTCTTCTGCTCCTCGGTGAGGTTGTCGTTCAATTCCTTAAGTAGCTCAGCTATGGTCATTGTCGTCCTCATCTTGTGTCCGATATGAATGTTCACAGAGTTTGGTATCGGTAACCCAAGCCTCCGCAACGTCTGACATACTACGCGGGCCAGTAGTCCGTGTAGCCTTCCTTACTGCATACACTCGATCGGTGTAGCATTCCTTGAAGTACAAGCCAGTAGGCTCGTGCCACAAATAGTAAAGGGTTACGCCTGCCTTGCACTCAGGCACACCACGCCTACTCTTACGGTACAGGCCGTTAGGCATAGGTATGACCTTGCACGGCACCGTGCTGTTGAGGATAGACATGTTATCTCCTAAGTAATTCAGTCAGACACGTAGGGTGTCCGTCCTTGCAGCACCCGCAGAACCTGTACTGGACAGGCAGAGGAGTGTAGTGTGGTGGTTCCAGACCAGCGGCGTACCGCTGTTCATGTTCGTGTTCTGCTGGGGTACGTGGCTTGACTTCGAGGAAGACCCCGACCATATGCCTACCCCACTTATTCTTGAAGTGATACAGCTCAGTCATGACCGTTCGATCCAGTTCTGCAGCACAGAAGCTTCAGCGAACCACGCGTGGGCTGCCTCTCTGTCTGCTACTATTTCAAAATCAAGTATGATCTGGCTGTCCTCGTACCTACTGACGATAACAGCCGCGAGTTCGCCGTAGCGAGGGTGGCTCTTGGGCAACGGACCAACAACCAACGACATTTCTTCCACGGGTACGTAGCCGGGATTATCTATGATAATCATTCGTCCCTCCACGAGATGCGTAGATCACGCTTGGCTTGATACTTCTGAGACGTATCGAGAACCCTACATCTCAGAACACCTGTTGTGTTGGCATGTTGTGCCCAATGAGCGTTGCTGCCATTGAAAACAAGAATGCAGCCATCCTTGGGTATGTGTCCGATTAATTCCCGAACACTGAGAGGACCTCTTACACCCTTACTGGCGGTCATCCGTCCCTCCATGTGATGTACAGGTCACGGCGACGCTTGCCGATGTCGGTCTTGTCCAACCCATGACCATTTTGGGCTACATGACAGCGCAGTACGCCAGTCTCGTGGACCTTCACACGCCAGTTAGCGTGGTCGGCGTTGAACACGAGCAGACACCCATCGTTGGGTATAAGCTCGATTAACTTCGCAACACTTAAGTAATCAGGACCCCAACCACCGGGTCCGCGACCTGTAGGCCTTGGCCTAGTCATAGTATTCCCCTTTGGTATGATTAAACCATCGTCGGCGATGTCATGGGCGTGAAAGCCCATGTCCTTACTGCCACAAAAACAGGGCATGATGCACCTAACGCAGATCGATACGCAGGTCTATGATCTTGACCCACGGATGAGCGGTCTTGGCATACCGCACGAGATCAGTAATGCAGACGTTACGATGTACCTTCTGATCAACAACGGCCTTGATGGTAGGCCGGCCCTTCGGGTTGTCCCTGAGTTCCATTTCGATCTTCATGACCACACCGCCGTCGTTACCAGCGTGTAGATATTAGCCGCAACGATTGCTGCTACGCAGCGCTGCGACAGGTTGAGGGTTTCGAGATGAAGCTTAGCAACGTCCTGCAGTTGTTGCTCGGAAGCATGTCCCTGCATGTAGTTGACTTCTTCCCTGACCAAGATCGCGCCTTGGCGATCTACGTATTGTATGTGAAGTCTCATAGTATTATCCCCTTTCAGTTGCCTCTAGCACCAGATGGTGCGGAATGACGAGAGGCTCGATTGAGTAATCTACAATCGTATCGCTGCTCTCAGCGTATCGCTTTGCACGGTCTTCGGTAAAGAAAGGACCGTGGTAACTCTTGTGTTGGTCGTCCCACACAGCGACGACGATATACCCGGCATACATACGTGCCATTGGTGTCTCCCCCAACCGAGTGTTTTGGTCTCTCGATTGTACCATTAGTATAACCCGCCCTTGGGCTTAAGTCAACTGAGGGTAAGTTAAAAGACTAATGATATCAATAAGTTATAAGACACTACCGTTCGTAGTCGTTTGTTCACACTAACCCCGTACAGATAAGCGCTTACGACCATACACACATACACAGCCAAAACCTATCATCAACGCCCCGTTAGTGTGCACTGCACACACGGGTACATGCGTATAAGGTATTGTATTACACACACATGCACTATTAATGACCTATCATAAAAACGATATGGTGCAGTGCAGCAATGGTATTGTGCGTTGCCGTTATGTTCTTATGTTGCAGCGCAATAAAAAACCCCGGTCACCTTGCGGTGCCGGGGCTGATGTTGCAGTGCGGTAGTTATTCCGCCGCGCGTGCGGCTTCGAACGTGTTGCGCATGCGATTGTGAAGGGTGTCACGCGGTGCGGTGTATTCGCTGGCGATCATTTCCAGATCGCCCGTTGAGAGGGTGACCTTGGTGTGGCCGGTGCGCTTGGAGAGGTAGAACACGGCAGCCACCTCGTAGGCGCGTTCGATCTGGAACGGGCCATCTTCCAGCGTGCCGCTGTCCCCGTGTTCCAGCAACCGAACCATGCTTTCGGCGTCATCGCGGTTGACGCACGTCATCATGGTATGAGCCGTGATGGTCTCGCGGTTGCGGTCATCATGTGATACTGAGCGATCGATGCGTTTCGTGTAGCATTGAACAACGTATTGCATTGTAGTTCCCCTTACGTGCGGTATTGCACGCTGTTGCCCCGCTCGTAAGCGAGGCAACGACTTGCAATCCGATGGGGACTAGGCCGCAGCCTTGGCGTCGATATTCTCCAGTCGTGCCTGAACGGAGGGGATATCGAGGATGGTCTTTGCCCACAATTCCAGATCGCGAATGGCCTGAACGAGTTGGTCCGAGCCAGCGCCGTTGATCTGGTCTTTGAGGAACAGGCCGTAGAGTTCCCGCTTCTTGTCGGCGAGATGCTTGTTCGCGATGAACTCGTGCGTCGTGAGCAGGAACGCGGCGAGCGTCTTGTTTGTGGCAATATGCGGTGCCACCTCGGTTCCGGCCGGGCCGTCTTCGCCTTGCTCACGCTTGACGGTGAGTTTCAGGGCTTCGAACGTGCCGCCCAATTCGCTGGCCCGCGCAGCGTCGAACATCAGGAAGGCGCCGACGGAATAGAGGTTCCATTCCTTTTCCGGCTGATCGATGTTCCACACCTTGATGGGCTTCGCAGCTTGGATGACGTTGCCGTCGCGGTCGCAGAGCGGTGCAGCTTCCACCTTGTCGAGGCGGTTGACTGCCCGGAACTGCTGGTCCAGAGCAAAGGCGTTGCGCCATGCCGCAATCGCGACAGTGCGCTCCTGCTCCAACGTGGTCTTGTAGCGGTCCAGATCAACCGGGTTCATGTTGAGGATATCGGCCGGAACCGTGGTATGGTTGGCCTTTTCGTCCTTGGCGAGCGCCACGAATGCGAGCGCCACCTCGATAGCCTTGCCGGTCTTGGTGCGCTTGAAGAACTCGGCGTAGAACGAAGTCGCCTTGAACTTCAACTTGCCGTCCCGATAGTACGGGATCTTGTATTTGTCGGGACACTCGCCGACCTCGCTGCCGACGGTCGGGAAGGCCGCGAGTTGCGCCTCGGTGTAGTGTTCCTTGGCGTATCCAAGCAGCCTAAACGGGCCACCTTGCCAGTCCTTCTTGGCCTGAATGATGGTCGTCACCATGACCTCGGCGGTGTCGTCCACCAGCGCGACCATGGTATCAGCCAGCTTGTCCATCGTTTGCGCAATGGCCTTCATCTGACTGTCCGTGAGCTTGGGAAGCTGCGGCTGATTGTGGCCAGCAACAGCAGCCGGATTTACTAATGCGTTCATTGTATTGTCCTCTGTTGGGTTTAACCAATGCTTCGCACTATGCGAGCAATGGTCCGGTGTTGGGTGTCCCGTGCGCGGACAGGCTCTAACGGGTTCTACCGCCAACCTGCTCAGCCTCGCCGTGGGCCAACTCGCTGTTTCCAGCTTGGGTATACAGTAATCCCGGCTAGAGCCTAAGTCAACAGCCCTTAAGTCACAGGTTCGTGATTAAGGAGGAACTATAGTGCATTCGGGATATCCGAAGATGAACTATAACATGACAATATATCTTGGTGCATTATAGTTCGTCGGGTTCCCTTAGTTCCCTTCGGAACCGTAAGGTATACCTTAAGGTGACATGTATAATGCTTAGGTAATAAGGTTCACTACATTGATCTGTTAAGTATGTAAGATGATTTACTCAGCCTCCGCGCCACGTGCGCCGCTACTACCTTGGGTTGCATCTCGCACAATTCGATTGCCCACGATCGATCAAGGGGGGTCGGGGGGTCCAAACGCGCCAATGAACTACATCTCGAAAATATCTCGACAGAATTTACACCTACAAAATATCTCACCAGAAATTTCTAGAACCATCTAAGAATTCCTGATGTTTCTTGATTTCCAGTTTAACCTTCTTAATTTCATAATTAGGTCGGTTTTCTTCATAAAAAGGCAATAGCCTCTGTAAGGCCATTAGAAGCTCACTGGTGCGTTTTAGGTCTTCCCCGCTGTATGTACCCACCCGAGTCATTTAAACTCACCAG